ATGCTAAAGTACATGTGTAATGTTTGTGGTTATATGCACCTGACGATGCATGAAGCCGCGCTTTGTCACCCTGACGTGGTAGTAAAGGAGTTTCCAGACTTGCCTGACCGCGCCGCCGAACTACAACGTGCACCCGTCCAGCCCGCCATCGAACTGCTCCGAAAATTGAAAAATGAGACCGGCAATGGTCTTGACTTCATTTCGGAAGAAACTTGGGAAGAAATCAACGCAGTTCTCAAAACGGCGGGCGGCGGGTGACGCTCGCCCATTCTACGGCTCGGAGGTAAAAATGGATTATGAAAAAATAATAGATGACTGTCTAAAAATTGGCAATGATGGCAGTGCGTGGAACATAAAAAATTGGGATAACGCACGCACATATATTCGAGAAGCTATTTATGCTTCTCAACGCGACGACGGGCTGTGCGCGAATTGTGGTGAATCTAAAACGTTGGTTGTTTGCAAAGAGTGTCTCAATGAACTCGTCGCCAACCGCTAACGCAAACCGTTGGGCGCTGTCTTGCAAATGACGCAATTTGCCCTTGAAATGTAATCGAAACTAGGTTAGTATATTTATGGATGACGGTCACCTGTTCAAAGCAGACTGGCCGAGAAGCCCCCGGCTCCTTCGGGGGCTTCGGTTTTAACCCTTGAAATGCCGGGAATTTAATATATAATGAATTTTGTAATTGCATCCATCTTATGAAAAGGAGAATAATAAAATGACATTCGATCCATATGCTCGTCAATCACGTCCACCGGTCAGCAAAGATGACTGGTATCCCAAGCCCTCCAATGGCAAGAAGAATGCCAAAAAGAGGCGGCTGATTCTTTTGCCCAACCGCAAGTATTTCAGGTACAAAGGTACGATGAAGCGGGTTAGGAAACAGCCTGATCTTCCCAAGCAATGTGTTGTGATGCGATATAGACAGGGTGATGGAGAGGGTATTGCAGACCCATGTGGGTGGCTTGACCAGTCCAAGACATTGTTTTCCCCAACCATGTCAGGGGATGGTTACGTTTTCCCATCCAAGATTAAGGCCAAAAAAGCAGTTTGGCATACTGTTATGCAATCAGATAAACCCGGTTCTCATGTTGATTACAAGATAGTCGAGATATAATTTGGATATAACTGGTGCTGTCCCTGTGCTAACATACAGTGCGTCAATAATAGTGACGTAACAGATGATAAGGTAGTTACAATCGCGATGACTGACCAACTTTCACTGTCCACGCAGATGTTGACCCTGATAATTTCGGAGCCTATTAGGAAGGCAGGCAATGGTTAACAGGTTTAACGCCGTCCGCCAGTTATCTTGAACTTACTGGATCATTCTTATCCAGAGACATCCTTAAGGAGAATTATGAGTGTTACAGCAATGGCTTTAGTGTTCAAGTACAAGTTTCCAGAGCTAAAAACTGACGATGGGAAGATAGTTCCGGACTCTACATCAAAGTTCGTTATGATTGCTCTTGCCGACCATGCCAGTGATGATGGGGAGAATGCCTATATTGGTGTGCGTAGGGTTGTTGAGAAGACTCAGTTTTCCACTCAAACGGTTTGCAATGCCTTGAACGCCCTACGCCACAATGGTTTTATTACGCTTGTTGGCAAGTCAAAAGTGGACACGAATAACTATACAATAAATTTAGACCGATTCCAGCCACTAGAATCGCAGGATTCTAGCCACCAGAATCCAAGGACTCCAGCCACTAGAACGAAACCATCATTTAAACCACCAGTTAAACCATTGGCGACAAAACCAACCCAACCCTCCCGGTCCAAACTCTTTATGGATGCGTTGGAGAAGCACTTTGGGATTGGGTTGAACGTGACCTTCAAGGCGCACAAAGACTTTTTGGTTTGGGCTGTGGACGAGAAACACATCACTCCGGAGCAGGTGGAATTTGCCTCAAATACTTGGGAGAATGATGAAGATATAAACTGGCATGGCAAACGCAAGCCGTCCATTCAGGCGATCACGGAGAATTGGAAGTTATTGATTACTGGATTTGAAAAGCAAGCCTCGTCCACTGGTGGGCGAGATGATTTTATTGACATGAACGGTTTAGAATAAACAAGGAGATAATTATGGGAAAGAACTCAGCAATTGCTTGGACGAACGATACATTCAATCTTTTTTTATTCGAGCGTTTTTCTTGAAGCAACTTGGTGGTCATCCTGACAAGCGGCACAATATGTCTGATTTTCCGGAAGACCTTCGGGTCAGGGAGTACCCATGAAATTAGGACTTAACATAGTTACTGAATGTCCGTTGTGTAAAAGCACAATGATTATTGCTGATCCGATAAAGCAGGATAGCTTGTCTGGTGAGCATAAAATAGAACAGCGGTGCGGTGATTGCAAACGCATTGTCGTTATGTGGTTGTCCATTGCTGTTAAAATGTGGGAGGTCAAATCATGAAAGATTGGAAACCTCTTGCCATTCAAGAAGGGCGTATATGCCCTGAGTGCAAACAGCCTGTGGGTAAAAGTAACTGGAAGGACATGCAGACTGAAAAGGGTTTGCGTTCGTGTTGGAACTGCCGTTATGCTCATTGGCAGATTCCCATTAATAATGAGCATTCCGGCAATGTTGAATCTGATAATGCGGATCGAGAAGCGTTTGCATATATTCGGGAGGGTTGTTTATGAATTGCTATATCTGCCACCAACTCATTGAAGATTCTAGTAAAGCCCATGATGTTCATGCCAAGAATTGTCCGGCCAGCAACGTGTATGCCGATGCGCCTCTTGGACAGTCTCAGCTTGTGTTGTGCGGTTGCGATTTCAAGGCTCATGCAGAGTGTTGCCCAGCTTGTTTATTCCTGCGAAACCTCACATAATTATTGGATCCAGACATGATTGGCAAATTTGATTATTCTAGAAAACTGATGGCTCTACAAGGTTGGAGAAAATTGTTGGTTTATTGGTTGTTGACTATAAACTATGAAATGGAGATTTCCGACTTGATGATAGCTGATGTGGCTGAGTGCCGGTTGGATAAAGTCCCAACCCTCATGGAGGGTGTTATCAAGATTGCCAAACATGGAGCGATTGAAAGAATCCCCGATTGGGGATACATATACAAAACTGCACCTTGAAATGCAGAGATTAATAACTTAGAATGAGTTATCATCCATTACCTAAAGGAGAATAATAATGTCGGTTCCAGACCCTAATGATTCACAAGCACCCTCACAAGTGCCGCAGAGTACAGAAGCCGAGGAAGGTTTGCTCGGTTGTGTTTTGATTAATCCAGACGCGTATTATGAAGTCTGTGATTTGATCGTTTCTCTTGATTTCTATAGTAAAAAACGGCAATGGGTATGGGATGCTTTCGTCCTGCTTGTTGACGCAAAGACCCCGATAGATTTGTTGACTGTTTCAGAGGAACTTGATCGGGTTGGGCATTTGGATCAAATAGGAGGTTTTGCATATCTTAACGCCCTTATAAATCAATGCCCATCTTCGCTGAATGCTGTGGCTTATGCGCGAATTATCGAGGGGTGTTCCATCAGACGCAAGATGATACAGAAAGCCAACAAGATTGCTTCGATTGCATATGATGAAAGCAAGTTGATCGAGGATGCCCTGTCTCAGTATGATGCAGTTTTCTCTGAACAGCAGTTGACATCATCTGCGACCGATGATACGGAAGATTCTGATGATGCATCCTTGGCTTTGATAGAAAGGATTACATCGAAAACGCCTACTGGTGTCTTGTCCTACTTTCCAGAGTTTGACAAATATGATGCGCTTGGCGGATTTCCCATGGGTGGCACATTGTTGATGGGTGATTCCAGTTTTGGAAAATCCGCAGTAGCCTTGCAGATTTGTGAACAGAATGCCCTTGCAGGAAATCAAGCCCTTTATATCGGACTTGAATCCACCAACGCCCAAATGGTAATTAGGCGCGTAGCTGGTGCCTCTGGTGTGGTTGGCGCGTCCAAGAAACTTAGAACTGCCTCGCTCACCGCACAGGAGGAAGAAGGTTTGCTCAAAGAGATACGCAATAATTATCAGGGAAAGTACAAAGGCAAGTTGAAGTTAAATTCTCGTGCCACTACTATTCGTCAGATAGAGAATGCCATTCGCAAACATAAGCCGAAGATATGTGTCATTGATCAAATATCACAGGTTACTGATATGCCGTCTACCAACCCGACCATGAACCTGCTCATGAATTTTGCTAGACTCAAGGCTCTTGGCAATAAATACAACTGCGCTGTGATCGTGGTGCATGCCATTTCCCCGGAAGAATCGCGCGTGTTTTTCAAGAAGAACCAAAAGTCCAGTGCTGGTAAAGTCCAAAAGAATGGTATCCCGAATATCAATGCAATTCCTTGGGCAAGCCAGATGAAATTCTTGGCGGATGTTATTTTGTTTCTGGTTCCGGAAGTCAATCAGAAGTTATCGGGTGTTGTCAAATATGAGATCATTATTTGGGTGATGAAGGATCGTGATGGAACTCGATTCACTGATTGCTGGTTTAATTACGATTTAGTAATGCAGTGGTTTGAATCTAAGCCTGCTCCGTATAAATCATCGGCTCAAAGGCCATCTAGTTCACAAAGTCAAGTTCCAATGGTTGATTATTCAATTGAAGATGAGCCCGAGTTTGACCAACTTGATTTTGACACTGTGAAATAATTGGAGAAAGTTAATGAAATTGATAACGCTCACCCAAGGTCAATTCGCCAAAGTTGATGATGAAGATTTTGATGAACAGAATTTGTTTACTTGGCAAGCACGATGGAATCCTCAAACCAAGAGTTACTATGCACTTAGAACGGATTATTCCCAAGGTGGGAAGAAATCTATTTTGATGCATCGTGAAATTATGAAAACTCCAAAAGGCATGATTTGTGATCATAGAAATCATGACACATTGTTTAATTGCAAAGAAAATTTAAGGAATGTTACTAATTCTCAAAATGCAATGAATAGAAATAAAGCAAGCAATAATACAAGTGGATACAAGGGCGTGAGTAAGCATAAGAACAAATGGGATGCACAGATAAAGAAAGATGGTAGATTGATGTTTTTGAAATCTTGCGCCACTGCCGAGGAAGCTGCTCGTGTTTATGATGACAAGGCTAAAGAATTATTTGGAGAATTTGCTCTTCTTAATTTCGGTTAATCTTCCTTGAATTTACTGGATCATTTCAATCCAGTAACACCCTTGACCCTTGAAATGTAATGCACAATAGGCTAGAATATATTCAATCATCCAATTATCAAAGGAGAAAACATGCAACAGCAAAATGAAAAACAAGGCAATGGTTGGGACTTGATAAAATCAGCAATGGATTATCTTCCATTGCTTGATCTGTCCACAGAATCCCTGCTCAAAGATTATGTGAATGTAAATTATGGTGATTTTTTGACCCGTTTCCTCTTGCGTATGGCTTTGGAGGATGGAAAGAATCTTGCCGGGATTGCCGAACTATCTTCCGTTTCTGTTTTAGGTGGTTTTGGTCGAAAGCTGAAAAAAGTTATTAAGGGAATAGCCAATGAACTCCACGAAAAAATTCTTGATCCCAAGAATGATGTTCTTGGTGTATTACATCCATCCTGTCATTTTTTGCATCTTGTTTCCGAGATGGATTTAGTGAAAATGCACATGGTTGCTTTATATCCATTCAGGGCACATGCAGTCAGGATGAATGAGTCTTTGTTTCAAGAGTGTGAAGATTTGGTGCTACTACCTTGCTATGAAAGTGCCACCTTGGATCATTTGTTTAGATTTGCAAAGATAAGCCTTCACGCGCATGATGGTTATGGTGGACAGGTTGGCAAGGCTTATGTAAGTTTATGGGAGGAATATCAGAATGTTTACAATGCTTCTGAATTAGAAATCAGTGCCGAGTATGCTGATTTTGCCGACGAGATTGGCAATATTATCCGTGAGAGCGACCAGTCCTTGTTCAACAAGCAAGATCCAATCTGGCTTTACAGGGCGTTGAATTTCTTTCACGATGACCCTAATATGTTGTATGAATTTATAACCAAAAAAAGAAAGCAGTTCGACCTCATGCCGAGGTCTGGTCATTTTATGAGTGCCCTTGATTTGTTCCTGCATTCAAATACTGGAATGCTTGAAACAGTTTATGGAGATCGTGTTGTCAAGTTGCTTGATTATCATATATCGTTATGTATACCGTATCAGGAGCTAAAGAAAGCCCATGAAGAAACAAATTGATTTAGGCAGTTTCAGTATGCCGGTTGAGGACTATGTTTCAATGCTTTATAAATCCTTAGAAAAGCAGAGATTCCACCAAGCACAGCAACTTGTTGAAAAGAAATCTGGTGTAAAACCTAACAAGTTTGTTGATAAAACAATTCCCACTTTTATGCAAGCTGAGATAGATGGTCTTGGTAGTGAATTGCTTATTCTCCAACAGGAGAATGTCAAAATAAAGCAGGACAATACCTCCCTCCGTAATGAGAATCTTCGGTTGAATACTGTAATTGAAAAACTCAGGAAACAGCTTGCTCCGCAATATGAAAGTATGAAGAATCTGTTTGAAGAAATTGGGAGTGGACCCGCTCAATTGGATCATTCCAAATGGGACAAATGGATCGACAAGGTCAAGGGTAAGCAGAAGGATATGATCCTTGCTCTGCTTGAACATGGTGGAAGAATGAACCGCAAGCAACTTGGATTGTTGGTTGGCGTTGTTGCTTACGACAAGGGAGGAACGTTCAACACTTATGTTTCAGAGTTGACAACCCTTCGCCTTGTTGCGCGTGAAGGTGATGATATTGTTTTACAGGAGATCATTAAAATGGAACATACAATGCAAGAGGATTTTGAACATTTCATGTCTTACAGTGGCCTTTGGCGTGAAACTGACGAAGTGAAAGCTAAGTTACTTCTCGCGTTTGATGCCGCGTGGACGCCTACTACCTATGGTGCGCGAGTCATTACTCAGGAACGTATGCGCCAAATTTCTGCTGAGGGATGGACACCCAAGCATGATGATGAACATAAGATGCTCCAACTCGGAAGGGCGGCATTATGTTATTTGAAGTTTGGTTTATTACCAGCATATCCACAACTTGTAAATCCGCCAGATCGTTTATGGCCTTGGGATGTTGAGTTTTGGAAACCATCGCAAGATCGAATTAAAAACCTTATAAAAGCTGGTGCTTTAATAGCCGCTGAAATTGACAGATTACAGAGAGAGAAAGATGCCAAATAAAAAGGAATATCCATTAGACAAAACCCTCGTCAACTATGGTTTGTCACGTATTGAATTCAAGGCCAGATTGGATGGGCAACACAATGTATGCCGTTATGCAAAGCTAAACTCTATGTTATAATTTAGTTAGGAGAATATAACATGAGTAAAAAGCGACCGTGTAGAGGATGTGGTAAGGAAAAGGATGCATCAGGAGCTAGGAGTCATTGGTGTTCTGAATGTAAAGAAAATCCATTGAATAGAATTTTAATAATTAACAGTATGTGCAAAGTTCATGATGTACACAAAACTGGTTTCCTGATTCAGAGCCATAAAAGCTCGGAAAAGTTTAAGTGTAAGATGTGTGAAAAAGAACGAAGAAAAAGAATGAGTGAAGATCCAGTTCAGCGAGAGAATTTTAAAAACTCTCAAAGAAAATATAGATTGTATATTAAGTATGGAATAACAGAAGATCAATGGGATGAGATTTACACATTACAAAACGGAATTTGTCCAATTTGTAAAAAGAATTTGCGTTTTAGGAGAGATTTGGTTGGTAAAATGCCAGCAGTAGATCATGACCACAGGACTGGTGTAATAAGAGGATTGGTTTGTCAATATCCATGTAACTATGTTTTAGGGTATTTACATGACAATTCTGATATGTTTTTATCTTGCTCTAAATATCTCAATAGTCCACCAACAAAAGGAAAAATAAATTTTGTTGTACCAGAAACTAGTATAGCTAAAAAATATAGACAAAAGTAAAGTCCTATCTTCAAGAATTTGAAAGCCACAGACAAGGAGAAAGCCGTGACTGAAAACTATTTAACTGTTGATTTGTCCCTGCCGCAATCCAGTGAAATCAGGTCAATGTTCAAGGCCATAGAGCGTGTTCTGCCCGAGGACTTGATAGCTGAATTCGATGGTCTTGTTCAGGCAGAGGACATGATGCAATGGTCTTATGGTGACAAGACCAATCAAATTTGGTCTGCTGTATCTGCTAAGAAGCTAAAGAATAAGAAGGGCAAGCCATACACATTCTTGGACATTTGCTTTTTTGTCAGTGTCAGGTTCTTGCGCCAGACCCGTTCTTTCAACACGGTCAAGACATGGGCTTTGGTTTGCAGGAGATATTCTCCTGTTGTTCGGCAACTCTACAATTATGAAGACATTTGGTTTGCCCATTTTGCTTATGCCGCTAAAAAGATATTTGACGTGGATGATACAAATGGTAAAAAGAAATGGCAGAACGTGTTGAGTTTTTCGTACAATCAATCGCTCCGGCAGGGGTACACTGTTAGTGTTCAACAGCTTGAATCCTATTTCGAGGGCAGGAAAAAGAACAAGTCAAACTTTGCCCCAACTGTTCATGACTTTGCGCTTGCTGATATTGATCTGTCACCCATTGATGTTAATCAGGTGGCTACGATTCAATCTGATGCAGATACTCTGGAAGGGGAGTTTGGAGAAGCCATTCACAGGCTCGGCGGCATAGTCACCAGAATTTCTGCGAAATATCCCATAATTGGCGGATCAGTAAATCAGGCTTATGCTGTTTTGTCTAATGCTTTACGCGTGATCGTCAGCCCCAAGGAAGAAGAAATTGTATAAGTAAATTCCTTGACGAACAAGTAAGTTACATATTATAATCCTTGATAGGAGAACTAAATGCCCAAGAAAATGACTATAGCTGAACTGAAAGCCCTTTATCATCCCCTAGCTGACCCCATTCCGGGAGATCCAAACCTGAGAACCAGCGCAACTGCCAAAGGGCATATACATAAAGTTAGTGCTGTTTGGCTCCCACCCGTTGGCGGTATGACACCTGCTGAGTATAGATACAAGTCAAAAACTCGTACCAAGAAGGCCACAAAGGTTGTCAAAAAATCACCGCCTTATCGTTTATTGGGCAATAAGAAAATTGCATGTTTGAGTGGGCGTGGTTGTGGCAATATTGTTTCCGAAAAGATTGGCACTTGTCGTGATTGTCGCCGCGCAGGAGTGTTGAAAGTCAAACGTCTTGCTTACAAGCAATCGAGAATTTCGAAGATGAAAAAGGAGAACAAGAAAAATGGCAAAAAATAAACTTGACCAGCAAGCCTCGATCACGTTTCAGGCTCCGCTATCCCGCAAAGAAGCCCTTGAACATCTGGCATTTCAGCTTGGACTTCGTCGTCTGGTGGACAGCAAGGAAACTGGTAATGTGTCTGCTGTTGTGAATCTGTTCATTGAATTTGCTTTCGAGTTCAAAGAGCAGTTTGCGGAATGGGTCAAAGCCCGCGCCACAAAAGCGATGAATAGTGAGGTGGTTTATGAAACCCATTAGATTTAGTCTTTGGTTTGAACCTAGTTACATGTGGGTAGGTGTGTCTTGGAAGGCCATATGGATGTGGGATTATATCAATTATGAAAAGCCTAAGAAAGTCTATATGATTTCTTTGCGTATTTTTATTACGGTTATTCCGACTCTGCCGCTCAGTATTGTTATTGATATACAGCGAGTAAAGTCGTTGCTCATAAACTTAAAAAAGGAGAGTGACCAGAGAATAGATAATAAAATTGTGTGAATCAAATGTGTTGATAAATTGTGAATAATCCTCTAACAAACATAGAAAAGGAAAAATAAAATGTCTAACAAATACACAGATCAAACTTTGCAAGGTGACGCCTATGAAGTGTTGCCCGTTCCATCCTTCAACAAGATTTTTTGGCGAAGCGGTGACTCTCGTTTATCCCCATTGCTCGGCACAGATCCCGGCCAGTACCTCGGTGAATTTCGTTCCATGACCAAGATGCCGGCGACCAAAGACCGTGAGGAAATCATCCTGCCGGTCCTGCCGTGGAAGATTGTCACTCGCAAGGCGGGGCGTGAATCGTACACCCGTTACTCTGCAACTGAAATGTCCTTCCGGCCAATTCGTGCCCGGCTACGCTATGTCCTGTTTCAGCGTGATAGTCAGGGTATTAAGGCCAAAGATGCCAATGGGCGGGATGTAATCCTGTCCATTACCAAGACGTTCGTCAAGGGAAGTGGATTTACTCCGCAGAAGGAAGTTTTTGGCATGGTGTTTGATGATGCCGGAGTTTTCTCCACTTATGCCCTGCTGTCCATTGATGCATGGTCGTCCTTTATTTCGTATGATCGCGCTGTGAAAGAGTACGAAAAAATCGCCGTGCCTGATGGTCAGCTTGTTGTCTATCGCATTGGTACGCGCGGCATTACGTTGAACACTGGTGAGGTTGTACCTAAGACAAGGACTTTTGGCGGTGGTGAAAGTGTTGACATTGAAGCCCTTGATCTTGATAATCCGTATTTCATGGATATCACTGATGACTTTGACAATATTTGGAATGCGGCTGAGAAATGGTCATCCTGCAAGAAGTGGAATGCCGAAACTGCCAAAGCCAAAGAAGCGCCAGTTACTTCCATCGGTGAAGTTGATATGAATACCGTCCTTGAAGTGTCGGATAACTTTCCTCATGGAACTCCCGGCGACGATGAATATCCTGCGTAATAAATAGTTAAATGACCTACTGCTTTGTGCGAGAATCAGAAGCACCTAGGCAACCCTGAGCGTAAACCGAAGGTTGAAAGCAGAAAGACGAATGCAAAAGTAAACCGCTGGTAGGTTCCATCTTCGGCAAAGTGGTAGGTCGTTATCCATCCAAGTAAGGAGATAGACATGAGTGACATTTCAGTAAAGTTAAGTTTTGATTATTCCCCGGATACGAATTTTAGTCCTCCGCCATTTCCGTATGTGCCGAATGGAGTAAATGTTCTTGACATTAATAATGTTGATGCCATGCAGGATTACTTCAAGCAGTGTGGATGGTTTAGTATTTGGGGGAAGGAAATTGAGGGTATTGATGCATCCAAACCCGGCGGCTCCGCCTTTATTGGTTCTGATGATAGTTGGTTGTATATGCGTAAGTCTGTAGAGTGGTTACCTGTTGGACAAATAGTTCCGCAACCTATTGTAAAATCCATCGAAGCCAAAGCCAACCTAAAGAAAGGTTCAGGAGCGAATAGCCCGATAGTAATCAGCATGAATTTGGATGGAGCTAGTTTTGCGTTCCTGCTTCACAAGATTGGATCTGGCACAAATGTCATGGGTTTGTTGGGTTCTAATTTATTTCAATCTGAGTTAGGTTTGAAAAATGCCCGTATCCCATTTCCTGCGAACGCAACGTGGATCACGCATCCTCAGTACCAAAAAGGAAGGAAAGTAAGTTCTTTGGCAATGGCGTTTAATACAGTCAATGTCAAGATAGATATTCAAACTAATCAGAATCTTGTAATCGGATGGATGGCTATGCAGAATCCTTCGGGTGGTTCGATAGTTGGACCACCATCTGGTGGAGCTGTTCACAATTCCATGCCCATTGATGAAATGAGACGGTCTTATCCCAACACTGCCATTGCAAAACTTGTTGAATGGGGAGTTGCGAATAACTTTATTATGTTTGATCCTCCTATGGTCAGTACTCGCAATTATAAGAAACGCTATTCTCAGCAACAGCCAAATCTTTTTGACAGTGACAATATTGAGAGTTCAACGCTTTCGGCGGCTCTTGATACTTTTGTTCCTCCGCAAGAATTGGAACTTCCAGACTTATCCAGAGACGTGAAGTGGAAGTTGAATATTCGCGGGGTTGTCATCCTTGAAAAAGATGGTCAATTGTTATGGCCTCATGAAGTATTTGATCTGCACCAGATGGTTCAAGACAGCGAATCAATGGGTAGGCAGATTGCAGTTTCCTCCAATGAATACCAAAAGAGTGAGATTGAAGGATACAAGGATAATCTTGACAAACAAATCGCCAAAGTACGTGCCTTGTTTGAATATCAGGCTCAGGTTGGCGAGAGTATTTCTTTACAGTCCAGAATTTTTGGAGAGGTGTGATATGAAGTATGTTGGAATGTTTTGGCGTGGATTGTGGTTTCCTGTTCTGCGGCTATTTATTTTGTTAACGGCATTTGTAATCATGGTTTCTTATGGACCGGCACGTGCTATTGAGTGGCTGGATCAGCAATAATTGGGAAGGTTCACAATTTTAGCGCACCATTATTCACTTACTTGAATACCCTTGACAAATAGCATCGTATCGGATAGACTTAGTATTGTTGAATTCAAATCATCCATTAAAGGAGACAATATGAATAAAAAGCTTGTCATTTTGGTAGCGAATGCAATAATATGGGGATGGATTGCATTTGGAATTTGGTTTTTAGTTGCAAGGGTTTTTAGTTAATCATCCAACTTAAAAGGAGAAATAAGTTATGCCAGCTAAATCAAAAGCAGTTGTACAATCTGTCGGGCGCACATTCTCACAGCCTGACGAACTCCGGAACATTCTCGAACCTGTCATGCAAGCGGCAATGCTCGCGTGGCAGAATGTTTTGGTTGTGTCCAAGCCCGGATGTATTGCTGGTGACGCGATTGTCACCGTAAACCGCGCAGGCAACGGGCGTTCGCTTCCCATCAGTGAGCTTGTTGCTCGGCTGAATGGCGGGAAGGTAACCACGAGAGGATGGGACTTATCCATCCCGACTTATATATCCATCGCAAAAGACGGGCTTGTTCGTTCTGTAAAGTTGAAGAATGCTTGGTGTTCAGGGACTAAAAAGACTTATACGTTGACCACAGCCTCGGGCCGTGAAATCCGCGCCACATCTGACCATCGTTTTATGCGGGAAGATGGTTCGTGGGCTGAACTAATTGACCTTAAATGGGGAGAGCCAATTTGTGTCAACATTGGCAAGTCTCAAAATGGGAATTCCAAAAAGAATGTCTACTTGGAGATTGTTACCAAGTATCACCCGCACCAGAAAAGGAAAAGCAAATTGCTTGATGGGTCATACAGTCATGATGTTTTGGCGCACCGTTTGGCTTATGAAGCAAACATGAACGGACTCACCTTCAATGATTATATTTACATTTTGAATCATGTTCCTGCTCAAGCGATGCAACTCCAATACCTACCGGAAGACATCCTTGTTCACCATATTGATGAAAACATCAAAAACAATGACCCCGCGAATCTGCAAGCTGTAACCCTAGCCGAGCATCGGGCTATTCACTCTGCTACTGATTTTAAATATGTACTCGATCAAGTCGGTGTTGAGAAGGTCGAGAGATTGGATTACTTTGGTGAAGAACCGACATATGATATTGAGGTTGATGACGAGAGCCACAACTTCATAGCGAATGGCTTTGTTGTTCACAACTGTGGCAAGTCCGAGATTTTGATGGCAATGGGCAAACAGGTATTTGGTCCCGATGTGTTCAATGGTCAGGATCGGACTTTCGTCCTGCCTTGCACTCCATCCACATTGCCCCCCGACATTGTAGGATATGCCAATCCTGTGTACAGTATTGATCCACAGGCTGAGGAAAAAGGCATTCCCTACTGGATCGTGAAAGGCACACCGGTTGATGAAGAAATCCTGTATTGCGTTCTTGAAGAAGCAACTCGTATTGGCGACCTCGGTGGTGATACGCTCGTTCATGCCATGCATAACATCAGCAAGTTTCATCGTCCGCTTTACATTGCCAATGCAAACTGGTTGATTCCCACCCCTCGCAATGAGGCTTTGCGTGACCGGTTCAGCTTTACGATTTTCTATCAGCCGTCAGTGGTTGATATTGATGCGCTCGTTGCAAAGCCAACCATTAGTTCATGGCGTTTTGATCTTCCCACATTCGAACAAATCGAACAGGTTCAGGCATGGACACGCGATTACATTCAAGCCCCGTTTGATTATCGTTGCAACTCGGTCATCATTGACCTGCTCAAGAATGTGCAACGGGTATGTGAAGGCACAAGTTTCGAGTTCAACAACCGGCGCGTTTTCCAACTGCGCTCGATGTTGTATGCGATGGGTTGCCATGCCGAGGGCTCGAATGACTTCACAGACATTCCCCGCATTGCCTTTGACGCTCTTGCCTATTCCTATCCAGTAGTGGACTTTCACGAGTCCAGCCAATGGCGCAAGATCATCATGAGTTTGGTTGATCGTGTCGAAACGGAAATTGCCGAGTTCAAGAGCAATGCTTATGCGGTTTGGAAAGGCATTTTTGCAGAGCATGCGGATCGTAGTGGAAACATCAGTGCATCGCAACGGGACGCATTGAATCGCCAACTTGCCCAAACGTGGACCAGTTACGAGAAATCCTTGAAGACCGATTTCCCGAATGACAAGCGCGTTGCACAAGCCCTTGGTGAAATGTACTCGATCTACCGTGAATTGGTTTTGGGGAAAAACCCTTTGCGTTAGTAACTTTGCGAGCATAATGACGCTGTAAACGGTGTTATCTGAAACTAAGTTTTAGTCCCTCCGCAATCTTCATCCAACCAAGGAGAATATTATGAGAAATGATAAAAAGAATGAAATGGTTTTTGGGAGCAAGTCAAAATTTACTGCCTCTCGCAATAAGTTTGTTGATCCCCTATCCCCAACCATTCAGCATGACTTAACAGCCAGCCAGAAGGTGACAGCTTTGAATGTTCCCTTGGCATCATTCGGCAATCCAGTGATAGATGATACCCAACGTGATTTGTTTTGGGCGATATACCTTGCCAATTCCAACTTGAAAGAAATATCGCCTGAGGGACGTGAGTCCGTTCGTGGTATTGTGGATTGGGTTCTCTCTGATCCAAACTTCAAGATGAATGTGTTTGCTCTTGCAAACCATAAGGTCAGTGCCGCGTCAGCCGCTTATTCAATGGTTGAACAATTGATGGAAATGCCACCTGTGCAGAAAGCCATGCAGGGTTTGGGTGAAGCTGAAAAGATGGAGGAAAATGCAGACCAGCTTGACAATGAAGCGCAGGATGAACAAAACCAGTCTGGTGATGGACAAGACTCCCAACCTAAAATGTCCCCAAAGCAGAAGCAAGCCCTAGCGGACAAGCTTCGCCAACAAGCACAGGATAAGCGCGATAAAGCCAACCAAATGTTGGACAGTGTAACCGGCAATGAAACCCGTTCTGGTAGATTTGCCCGTTCTGGTAGCTTTGCCCGTTCTGGTGCTGTAAAAGCTGGTGCCGAATTTGGCGAGAATGTTGCGGCATTTTTATCTGCATGGGGTATTGATGAAGGCAAAGGATTGATGCTTTCCCCGGACCAGATCATGTCGATAATGAAATCCTTGTCCTCAACAGGTATTGCAACCCTGACCTCGTTGATTGGTCGTGTGTATGGGATTGCGAATGAAACTCTCAAAGGACGAGCACCAGTTCAGATTGTTGCTGATACTGCTGGTTATACCAAGAAGATTTTGAGCATGCATCCTGCGGAAAGATTCAAGTTGACTCATGCATACCCATTTCGTGATCAAGCGGTTGAAGATTGGTTAAAGCGCGGTCTTGGTGGAATTACCGAAACCATGCAATCGGTCAGAGAAGGAAACTTCATTTGCTTTGTTGATGGTTCTGGATCAATGTCCCAAATGGAACAGGGCGGAACTCGTGAGGAGATTGCTAAAGCCCTTGCCCTTGGTTTGTCCAAAGCCGCTATTGAAAATGGGCAGGAGATTATGCTTGCCACCTTTGGTACTGGTAGGGAGTTAACTGATTTGGTTGATAATCGCACCAGCTTTGACAAGCGTCTTGAATGGGCAAGCTTCATGTTTGATGGTGGTACGAGTATCAATTTTGCCTTGAATACCATGATGGACTTGATAATTGGTATGGATGAAGAAGAACGTTTCAAGTCTGATCTTGTAATCATTACAGATGGTGAAGCAGGAGTGAGTGAAGCTACCAAAGATCGTCTGCTTGAAATCAAAGAGGCTTATGGTGTTCGGTTATTCCTGCTCATGATTACCGGTGAATCTGGTTATGATACATCTGACATTGTTGAAGTGGCTGACAAGATGATGAAGTTCAAGAACCTTGATGATGCCGCAACGACCCTGTCTGGATTGATATGGATGTAGTCATGAATACATCGGAAGATGCAACCTTTATTCTTACGAAAGGCAAAAGGCATTTTGTCAAAGCCAACCGATGGGAAGTTGTGTCATCGCCCTTGAATGGTTATCTGCGCGGGACACAACTCCCCACCAGCGAAGCCAAAAAGATGTTGAGTTATGGAGATTTTTATGATGATGGTACATGCCTGCACATCTATCCCGAGGATGTTTTAGTTTGGGTGAAAGGTCGCAAGCTTTATTTGGATCAGGAATGTTGTACTGAATCCAGCAAGGAACTCTCTGGATTGAAATGATCTAGCATGTTCAAGAAACATTGCAATATTATTGGGAAGGCTCCCATTTACTTGACATTCCTTGACAAATAGGCTAGACTTAAAACATAAGAACTTTGATTGATGTGAATCAAGTCATCGTAAACAGTAGTTAGGAAACTGGTCGAGGTTCTTTCCTTCATCCAAATAAGGAGAATAAAAGATGTCTGAACTAAAAAGAGACGATGGAGTACTTGCCAGCATCATAGTTTTGATCGAATGGGGTGGAAAGAAACCGTCCAGCACTTGGTACAACCGCTTGCATCAGTATGGGTTGTATTCCCGAATGCCCGAATCTGCCAAAGAAGAATATAGTCTGTTTGATTGGCGCGCATCCCGCAATGGAACTCGAAAGAATGATGAATATCGTGGTTTGATCCTCCAAGAGGGTGCGATCATGGTCAGCAATGTCCAGCTTGCAACAGACATCGCTTCATGGGCAAAGGCTGAGGGTTGTGTGTTCGTTCATGTCGGGCACATGATAACCAAGGAATTCAGCTTGGATGAACGTAGTCGAAATGCCTTCGAAACCCTGCAAAAGAATGTTGGCAAGCGCGGTCCGAAACGACAAGCCGAAGTTGGGCAATATGTCGTTACTTGTTTCAGCGAAGTAAAGACCTATCAGGTTGACCTTGAAGCCATTCCGTTCCAGTGCCCGTATTGTGGTGGATCAAACATCCAAGCACGCATGGGCAAGGTGAATGTATTTCAGTCTGCCTTCGAAGGTGACAGCGTTGACTATTGGAAACGCACCCGCTTTGCTTCTGGTCAATTTGAAGTCCCTGAGTTGGTCAAGAATGTCCCCGGCAAGCCTGTTGCCAAATCCCCCAAATTGACCGTACCAGAAATTGAAGCACCTGTTTTGGTTGACCTGCCCGATGAATTGCAGGAGGAAATCAGAACAGACCTGATCAGATATTGGCATCTTTTGGATTTGGCATTCTGTGTCCAGAGATTCAGCAAGACACAGCGGATTGATGGTCGTTTGTTGGTCATCAATGCATTTATTGTCAGTGGTGGAATGTCTGTCATGTCCTTCAATCCCCCAAGCAATGGCGTGGATTTAGTTGATCTTTGCATCCTTGATAACCAGTTAGCTGAATATTTATAATGCCTACAACCAAAGACACCAAAATTGACCGTGCTTACCTGCTTTGGGCAGAGTCCTTATCTTTTTACTTGGGTTTGTTGGAAAGCGGTCCAACTGATGACCCAAGACAGAAAAGACTTCGTCAATCAGCTTGGGAAAGGCTTGAACGAAGATGGCAAACTTTCATGGATGTGTGAGGAGATTAAATGACCAAGGATTTTATCGAGTTTGATTACGGGAAACTTCCCAAGAATGTCCAAACACTTGTCAGGCGCATCGGCGCTGTGGACGAGAATGAAAATGTCTGGCTGGATGTACCACTGGATCAAGGAAGCCTCGTTGTGTATGCCAAAGATAAGAAAAACGGAGAGCATGAAGTTGACGTCTCCGAGGGCTGGATGCATCCTGTGGTTATCCTTCTGGACAAGGGACGCAAAGCCTATGTTCTTGAAGAAAATCCGCAGAAGAATCAGGATGCCAGCGACCTTGAATTTTATGGTGACATTATCCGATGGGCGCGTTTGGGAGAGCAGAAGGACAAGGAAACCTGTTCTGCCATTACCATCATCCATGACCAGTTTGTAGTTTTCTTGGCATGCCTGAATTACATAACCAGCGGTAGTGAAGCACAGATTCGGTCCCGCCGTGGCCGTATTCAACGGGCAAAGATGACAGCATGCCGGATTTGGCGTGAAGGTAAACAGAAAGAGTAAGAACCAGAGGTAACCAATGGACAAGACGCAGAAAAAGATAAAGCAGTTGAAGAAAAAAGCGTTTAAGTTATATTGCGCTTACATGGTTGATGCAGAATTGGTCTTGCCTTCTGCCGGCAAACACTTGGCGTATTATCTTTCGTCCAATTTTACCAAAACTCGTGATGAGTTCAATGCAGTGATGGATGAACTTAGCGAGATTGATCCTACTGCCCCAAGAGCAAGATTGTAAGGAGATCAAATGCCAAAGCTTGTATGTGTCACCTGTGAAACCTTTATTAGAAAGTTATTTGTTGACAATGTTGATCCCGGAGAACTCCAAGAAGATGAGGCTGTTCTTTGGCGCAAATGGCACCGCGAATTTTATCCAGAAAACTATTAAGGAGAAACCAAATGAACCAGAAACAGATTGAAACGTTGAAATATGTATCCCTTATCAATCTCTTTGCCATGTTCGCTGTGGCTGTAACGCTTGCCGCAATCTCCATCGCATCATTGTTGCAGACAATCAGCGCGTTCAACAAAATGGCTGACCCGACCCTCCCGATCTTGGGCATGCTGTTGCCCATTGCCTATGGCGTGTTGTTTCAGTATGGTCAGAATGCCGCGCTTTATATCCGTCAGCATTACTGTGACTCACGAACCATCTTTTACCTGTGGGAGTTTGGTGTGACATCCCGCCACATTGCAATGGGCGTGTTTATTGTCTGCGCTTTTGTAGATGCCGCCACCAATGTTCTTTGGTTTTACCGTAGTGTTGAACCATCCGGGGACATTTTGACAGATTCCTTGGTGATGGCAATCGGATACCCAAGTATGATACTTGTCGTCTTTGCCGAGGAGGTCTTTGGTCGTGTCCTGCAAGCCCTCCGCCGCGTGATGAATGAGTACAAGTCCATCAAACAGCGCGAGAAAGCCAGCGGAATAATTGAAGAATCTCGTCATCCTGCTAATCTTTATCCGCGTGGAAATTCTACTTACCCATCCCCGGCAGTCCAGCGCGGATTTCGCAGTTACGTTCCTCCAGAGCCGAAGTATATGGATCTAAATGATGAGGATAACAAATGAAGCTTATTTCACTTACACAAGGTAAATCCGCTAAGATTAATGACCATTGGTATGATTATTTAATGCAGTGGAAATGGTCAGCATACAAAGATTCTAGGTCAAATAAATGGTACGCAACTCGCATAGAAGGTACACGACCAAATAGGAAACAGATTTTGATGCACCGTGTAGTCAGTGGTTGTAAACATGGCGAAATGGTTGACCATCGTGACGGGGATGGTCTAAACAATCAAGACGAAAACCTCAGGACTTGCACAAATTCACAAAATCAAGCCAACCGCCAAAAACCGTCTAACAATACAAGTGGTTGGAAGGGTGTACAAAAGACAAGAAATAGAAAGTTCATCGCTAGGCTTGTAAAGAATAAGGTTACTGTTTTTTGTAAAACATTCAAATCTGGCATTGATGCCGCAAAAGCTTACGACACTGCCGCTATCGAACATTTCGGAGATTTTGCTAACTTAAATTTTTCTAAGGAATCTAATCTAATGTTCAACCCAAAGCCTAAGCCACCCAAAAAAGAAGCCAAGCCTCCCAAACGAATTCTGGTAAAAGCATTGGCTGATAGGCGTAAGTTTAGCAGGACAGAACGTTCACAACTCGAATCCGAATTAGTTACGCTTTGTTCAAAATATGTCAGGCTCCGCGATGGTAATCAATGCGTTACTTGTGGATCACAGCAAGAACTTACCTGCTCCCATTTTATTAAACGAGCAAAGCAGATAGTTAGTTATGATGTTGAAGTTAATCTGAATTGTCAATGCCTGACCTGCAATGGTATCCATAACCGCGATGAGTCCGCCTATATGGCCTATTTGATAAAGAAGCATGGTTTGGCAAAGGTTGAAGTGTTAAAGGCATTGAATGGTATTTCTTATTTTAGATGGAGTGTTATTGAACTTCGAGATATGGTCGAAGATATGAAAAAGAAACTGGAGAGTTTATATGGAAGATCGTAATCATGTAGGTCAGGGCATGACAATGTCCAAGATGGTGGATGGAAAACCTGTCCCTCGTCATGCCATCAAAGGTGACACAATTGCAAGGATGGACATGATTGTAGAAATGGATCAGCGCAGGAAGAAATATGTTGCCGAGCAGGATTGGGCGAATCTTGCCAAACTTGCCGAGGAATATTTCCTGCTTGGTGCTGTGACTATGGCTGGTGAAGTGTCCAGAGAAATACCGTCTATAAAATAGTAGCAAAAGTCACCCATACCAAACATCATAATTTTCTGTAGCGTGGCTTAGGATCAATCTGGACGCGATGTTTTGGAGATAGTTATGAAGAAACTGCCCGAATATACCTGTGATTGCCAAGAATGCCAGTCCATGTGCCATTTTCCCTGCATGGGTACACCTGATGAAATGCAAGCCATTATTTCAGCGGGTTATGCCTTCTCAAATCGGTTGGTGGTATGCAGTGACAACCATTCGCAGTTGCACTTTACGGTTGTGAAGCCTCGCAGAGTAGATGGGTTTTGTGTGTTTTTCGAGAAAGGCAAATGTAAACTGCACGATGCAGGGTTGAAACCACTGGAAGGACGGATCGCCATTCATGGAAGTCAGATTGTTAGAAAGACTTTCTATCGCAATCTTGCCCGATATTGGGATACCAAGAAGGGACGTGCATTGATTGAACGTATCAGATTGGAGAATAATCGTCCCGAGAATCCGTACAAAGGTGACGAACATGAGTAACCATCCTGTGTTGGGTAAGAATGAGCCTGATTTTGTCGGTCAGGTATTGGGTACTGGCTATTTGAGTTTTGAGTCCAGTGTTGGCATGGATGGGTTAGCCAAAGAGGTTGACGATGGAAAAGGTCTTGACATTCTTGCCCTTGTGGCACGTCACGAAGGTCAGGGATCACTTAGAAAGTTTATTGCTCTTGCCAAAGAGCATTATGACAAGATTTACATTTGGAGTGTTTGGAATAGATTCCTCCCCGCAGTCCTTGTTCGTTATGGATTTATGCCATTTGTAAGATTTGAAGATGGTCATAAAATTGATGGCTATCGTTGGTGCAAATAGGTCAAGGGAATTACTTGACATCATGCTGGTAATAGGATAGATTTAGTACACATCCAAAAGGAGAATTATGACAACCATCACAGATGAACAGCTTTTTCATTATGTAAGCAAACAAGCCAAGGTCATATCTGAAATGGCAGAGAAATTTCCCAATTTGCCTATACTTACAATTGTAGTTATGGCGGGTGATCTCATGTCCAGAGACATTGCAGATTATCATGTTCAGAAAAAGGGTTGGAGTGTCAAGAGGGCTGGTTTTCTTGTCGGGTCGTATGCTCGTCTTGACTGGTACGTGGATCAATATGAAAATGGCAACCTGCCATTGAGGGACTTGCTCGATCTTTTGCCCGAGGAATGGCCGGGTTGTGACCCTGATGACACAGATCCAAAGTTCTTGAAGTTGTGGAAAAAGGCTTGGAAGAAGAATGGGGAATTGTATTTGTTTGACGGTCCCGCCCTACCTCCCAAACCCATATTGACTGTCTACCGTGGACAGTTTAAAGCCACTGATCCTTTGGGAATTGCTTGGACAACAGATAAAAAGATTGCTCGAAAATTTGCCAATGGTGCCAGTTTACTGGTTGATATTCAAGGTGTTGTTTTGACCCGCAGGATAAGGATTAGTGATGTATATGCTTATTTGACCGGTCGTGGCGAGAGTGGGATCATCTGTGATCCTCTGTGATCCCAAGAAATTATTGAAGGAGTGATTTATGCCAAACGAATTGACCCAAGCAGAGATACATGTCCTTGGTTATTTGGGAATGAATGGTGGCCTTAAAGCAGGTGGATTTACCTGCTCATTGATTGAAGCCATCTTCCATGCTGACTGGATTAATACTACAAAACTTTATTCAGTGTATCCCGAATATGTGGATGCTGTGAAAGCTTGGACAGAAGGCGATCTTGCACAGAGGTCTGGAAATGGCTAAGATGATTGGAAAAATTGTATCTTCTTCGTTGGACGATGATAGAGAAAAAAAGGTCTTTGAAGAGATGGTCAGGATGGTTCAAGGTTCTGATGTATTTGTTGGTAGTGGATTTAGCGAAACTTATGCTGAACAGTTGAAAGCTTACACTTATGGAACTGCAAATAGTTCCACAAGCACGAGTCAAGGCAAGTATGTTTATATAGGTTTGTATGTGCATGTTGCACACTGGCCTGTTATTGAAATCTCTGGCGCGGAACCGTATTTAGTTTGCACAAATAGATTTTGCGGTATGGTTGATAAACCAGTGTATGATCCTTCAACTAATGAGTATTTTAGAAATGAATATAGAGTTGTACATTACAATGGTTTTGGTCAGTCATTGGAAGGTCTTTGTAAAGAATGTGCCAATCCGTTGACGAAAATTAAAAGAACGTCATATACCAGCAAACTTGCTTTGTCGAAAATGGTGTATCCACATCTTCCAGAGAATATGTTTCGATCCCTTGAAAGTGAAAGTAGTAAAATTATGTATGTAATCCCTGTTCTTGAACCTGAGAATGTTGCCAAACTTGGTGGGACTGTTATAAAGGATCAAGTCAATTTGATGAAGGTTGTTATAGATGCGTTCTCTAGGAGTGTTGGAGTTTATCCGGAGTGGAATGTATTATGCGCCTGCCTTGAACGGGCTGGTGCAAAGTTTCAAGTTATGCGTGGTTTGTTAATCATCTAGTAAAGGAGAATATAATGGCACTAACAAAGACACTTAGGTTTGATGAGGATGTTCTACAAGCCCTAAAAGAAATGGAATGGGCTTCGGATGGTTTGTCTGCAAGGATCACCAGTCAATTGGACAGACCTTTGTACGAGAAGCTTATGAAGGCTCTTAAGCCCATGTCTGGTAAATGGATCAAGCAATCCAAGATGCATGTTTTCGATTATGACCCGCGCTCTATGGTTGAAGGCTTGCTTGAATCTGGCTCACTGGTTGTTGAGAAGGATGGATTTTTCGAGACACCAGAAATCATAGTCCGTATTATGATTGACAAGGCTGATATTAGCAAGAACATGTCAGTGCTTGAACCGTCTGCCGGCAAGGGTGCGATAGCCAAGTTATTGAAGCAGAAGACTGACAGTCTTTTCTTGATCGAGAAGAATGTGGATCGTGCCACCTTGTTACAGCTTGAAGGATATTCTGTTTGGATTGGCGATTTTCTGCAATACGATCCAGAATGTTCCTTGCCGTATAAGCGCATTGTAATGAATCCTCCGTTTGAAGAAGCTCAGGATCAGGCACACGTTATGAAGGCGTACAATCTTCTTGCCAAGGATGGTCGTTTGGTTGCCATCATGGGCGAACATGCCTTCTTTGCCGAGGATAAGAAGTCAATGGAATTCCGGGCATGGTTACAAATCATGGGTGCTGTGGTTGAAAAGCTTTCAGAAGGTTCGTTCAAATCCAGCGGGACTGGCGTGAATGCCCGTATCGTTGTTATCAATTGTCAACCAGAGAAAAAGGTCAAGGTGAAGAAATGAGACAGACAACTGATGCCCCTGCTCCAAAGCTTAAACTTCACGAAAGTGAAACCTTGCTGGTTCAAGATGGTATCAAGCGAACAGCGGTCAATTTGATAGCCAAGGGCATTAATGATCTATATGCCCTTGAATGTTTGCGCCTTACAAGCTTTGGGCTTGCTGACGTAAGCAGGGTTGTCCTTCCAACCTTTGAAGAATGGATCAATGACCCTCGCTTTGAAGGCGTGATGAAGCCCTATGGCCTCGAAGAAACCAGACAGGCTGTGATGGAATACAGACAAGCACAGGTTGATGATTTTATGAATGGTTAATTTATGTGAAACTTCCCAACTTTAGTAGCCTTGCAAATAACTTGCAACCAGATATTTTACTTGAAATTCCTTGAAAAATAGGATGGTATAGGTTAGAATGTAGGTATAGATAAAATTTCATCCCAAACAAGGAGATAGACAAATGATAAGAACATTTCGTGCAGTATGGTATTCGGAAGCCGGGGATTTGATTATAGGCAGTTTGGTTGATAAGATGACTGCCTTTGGTCAGGTGGAAACTTTGAAGAAATATGGTCGCGTTGCTTGGGTTGAAGATAATGAAAGCCGCCCCGTTGATGAGAATGGTGATCCATTGCCGGTTGAGTTGATCTTCCACAAGATTGAGCCTGTATCCAAGATTGATTTTGTTGCCCGATCACAGCGTTTGATTGACGCTGGTGTGGTTGACCAGAATGGTGGTTTGTTTCCTTATGCTGGTTATGACAATCATCGTCACCGTGGTAATCCCCTGCCTGCTGAAATGGTGGACGATGACCAGTGCTTTGATAATGGGTTGGGATTATGAATTACAAACTTGTTGATCTTAGCAAAAGCCATCTGAAAGAAATGGATCATGACGGTGTATTCACTGAACTTGAAGACGCAGAGACTTATGCAATTGGTCTGTTTCATGACACAACTCCGATTGGTATCTTCTCTGGTGATTCGGATATTACCAGTGATGCTCCCACCAGCATTGTTTATGGTGGGAATGTTTATTCGGCATAGTTATCATCCAAGCCATAAAGGAGAATTAAAAAATGAACTTCGAAGAATATAAGACCCATTGGCGCACATGAATGGCAACTTGCACTTCCGTTTCAAGCCAGAGGCAATAAAAGCCCTGAATGTGAATGCTGGCAGGCTGCTTAAATGGCTCCGTACCGAAGAAGATGTGATTACCGAATTAGGATACACAGCGAAGGAAGCGAAAGAATACTTTCACAGAAATTCGCACATCCTACCCAGCAACGTGAAATTATTGGGAGCGTCTAATCAATGACAATACTTGAAATGCAAGGAATTCTAGGATAGAATATTTTTGAAACCCAAATCATAAGGAGATAAAAAATGGAGTTCAGTGATTTTCAGAAAGTATTTGCCTCCCACTCAAAAGAAGTGTTGAAATATGACAACCTTTTCGTCCTTGATGTCGATAAGGACTTGCTGTGGGCTACGTATTTGAACGGATTCCCTCCAGAGTTCAATCAGGTGTATCGGGAACGGCGTGAGTTTGATTGCTCATGTTGTCGTCACTTCATCAAGAATGCTGGAGCGTTGGTTGCAATCACTCCCGACTATGAAGTTGTCACGCTTTGGGACTTCGACACCAATGATGAGTGCTACCAGCCCATGCTCGAAGCCATGGGCGAATTTTTTCGGTCCCGTATCCAAGGTACGTTTTTTGCCAAGCAGAAAGTCTTTGGAGCAAAGACCACCCTTGAACAATTGGACAAGGGCGTGAAGAAGTGGCACCATTTGTACCTTGAAGTCCCTGACAAATATGTCACCAATGACGTTGCTGAGAAGAAGGAAACCTGCCGCGCTACTGCTCAGGTATTTGATCGTTCATTGAATGAGTTAAGCCCTGAAAGCGTAATGATCGCTCTTGAACTCATTGACGAAAAGATGTTATATCGCGGCGATGAGTGGAAGAACCCTCTCCTGACATTCCAAGGATTGCAAAATGACTTCCTATCCCTTGATGATTACCACAGGGAGAGATTTGTGTGGCGACAGTCTTTGAAGGTTGGTGGCAATGTTGCGAGAATTCGCAACAACAGTGTCGGCACATTGTTGACTGACTTGACTGGTGGAATGGAAGTTGATCAAGCCCTGTGCCGTTGGGAAGGTGTGATGGCTCCCACCAATTACAAACGCCCCAAGGCCGTGTTCACGAAGAAGATGGTAGAGGAAGCCGCGAAGACAGCAGAGGAATTGGGTCTGTCTGATAGCTTGCATCGTCGCTTTGCAACCATTGAAGACATCACCATTAACAATGTTTTATGGGTGAATAAGGGAGCAAAGAAGCGTGGCGGAAAGTTAGGTGCTTTCCAGCAACTTGCTGATAATGTTCAAGTCAATCCGCGCAATGTAAACGCTCAAAGTATCAATGTCGAAGACTTCATTCAGCACATTGGAGAACTCCAGAGCCTTGAAGTGTTGTTTGAAGGTCGTCACTCTGGCAACCTTGTTTCGCTCATTTCACCCATGTACGAATCCATCCCACTGACAAAATGGGATAACGGGTTTACATGGGCGTACAATGGCAACATTGCCGATAGCATGAAGGAGCAGGTCAAAGCTGCTGGCGGATTTGCTGATGGTGTGTTGCGCTTCTCAATTCGTTGGAACGACGGCAATGGTGATACGAGCGACTATGACGCTCATTGCCGCACCCCGCATGGTGTGATTTATTATAGTAACAAAGTAGTTGGTCGTGGGATGTTGGATGTTGATATTATCCACCCGACTGGCGTTGCTGTAGAAAATATCACTTGGCGCGAGAAGCAGGATATTCCTGTTGGCAAGTATGATTTCTTTGTGCGTTGTTACAATGCCCGAAATAGCCAAATGTTTGATGCTGAAATCGAAGCTGATGGTGAAGTTTTCCAGTTCACATATCCACATCGAATGAATACTGGAGAGGATGTTGCGATCTCCAGCGTCACATGGAACGGGCGTGAATTCAGCATAAAGAATCATCTTGAAGAAACTGCCGCTCTTGGGAAAGAAGTGTGGGGTGTTGGTACTGGAGTATTCTCGCCAGTTTCGACTGTAATGTTTTCCCCGAACCATTGGGACGATAATGCAATTGGAAATCGTCATTACTTCTTTATGCTCCAAAACTGCAAGAATGATGGTCAGCCGAATGGATTCTATAATGAATTCCTGCCCGAAGGTTTGACAAAGCACCGCAAAGTTTTTGAGGCATTGGGTAGCCAGATGAAGGTTGAAAAGTCAGACGTTCAATTGTCCGGTCTTGGGTTTAGCACCACAAAGCGTGATAACCTGATTGTCAGAGTTGATGGCGGTCAGATATTGAAAATCATATTCTAAGAAAAGGAGATTCCGAAATGGACAATTTGTTTATGCAAGCAAGCAAGATGGGCGTTACCTTCAACTTCAAAGGCACAATCACGGTGAACGACCTGTGGGATTTGTCGCAGAAAGACCTTGACAAAATCTATCGTGACCTCACTGCTGAACAACGTGCAGTGAGCGGCGACAGCCTCATGGAAGAACGCAAGGCAAACACTGAACTCGAAGTGAAGATCGAGGTCGTCAAAGCCGTGTTCGAGCAGAAGAAGCAGGATGCCGCTGACAACCTTGCCCGCGCCAAGAACAAGGAGCGCAAGGAGCGGTTGAAGGAATTGCTCGACAAGAAGCAGGACGAGCAATTCAGTTCCCTGCCCGTCGAAGAAATCCAGAAGATGATCGATGAATTGTAGGTGAATCGAACATTAGGCAAAGGACAGAATAAACCCTGTCCTTTTTGATTTTCTTGATATTCAGGGTGGATATGGTGTAAAATGCAACTGGATTACATTTCTCCTCCCCAAACCCGCTTGGCTTTGGTCAGGCGGGCGAGGATGACAAGGAAGTTGCTGGATTAAAATGATCCTTCGAATTGGACACAAATTATAGGAATTAGAATGACTCAAATCCTAATCTTTAGCGCGATAATCAGTTTCTTCATCTGGCACGGTTGGCGCACTCATAACAAATGGGTAATCAGCTATATAGGGCAAAGGCAGTTTTACCGAAGCATTTATTTATTCATGCCCTCTTGGAGATTGGCGCGATGGATAAAACTCAATCTTTCGGGTCATCGGTGCAAGTGGTGTAGAACGACACAGAGAATTGATTGTCATCATCGTTACTACCAAATCATGGGAAAGTTCTCAGTATTATATTTTGAGTGGCTTATGCCTTGGGTATTGGAGTGCTTGTGCCGAAGTTGCCACGATGAAGTTCATGGATAAATAATGACAGATGTAACAGATAAGCCAAATGAATTGAAACCATTAAGCAAGAAGCATAGACGCTTTCTTGATGAATATCTGATTTGTTTCAACGCAACTCAGGCATATTTAACGGTTTATCCGGAGTCAACATATGAGTCAGCACGGGTAAGTGCAAGTAATTTAGAGTTATAATCTATTCAAACAAATCTCCCGCAACGTTGGACACGTCCGGGAGAAAGACCAAGCGCATTGGAGGCGCATTAATATGGACATTTTAGCACAAAAGCACATGTCGTATGAAGAAGCCATAAAGCTTGTGGCTGAAATTGAGAACTTCGATTCGAGAGAGTTTTGCACAGATGGCAAGCCAGACATATTCAAGTTGTTTGCAAAGAAAAAGAGCAACATGATAACGTCGTTTGCGGTTGACAATGAAAATAAGGTTGTCAAAATCAAGCTTAAGGGCGACCACTCAGAATATGTTTACTTGATACGCTCAGCGTCTTGCTTCACAAAAATTGAACATACGGACAATCTAAAAAAAAGATTTGCCAGTATAGACACAAGCAGTCCAGAGAAAATAACAATTTACTATTCAAAGGTCGTAAGAAATAGAGTCAATCTCGAAAGAAAACTTCACTCTATATTTTCAGAAAAGCGAACAAAAGGCGAATGGTTCTTATTGTCTGATGAAGATTTGCAGGAAGCAAAAGCCATCATAAATTCAAGCGTGGATGATAAATGAGCGACTTAACTTGGACACCCATAAAAATTAGAATCGGGCAAATTCGCCCATGGACTGACAACCCGCGCATGAGTACCAAAGCGCAGGCGGAGCGGTTGATACAATCCGAGCAGGAATTGGGACAAATCCAAACGCTTGCAGTATCACCTTTTGATGGTGATTTTGTGGACTTGTACGATGGTCATCAAAGATATTCGGCGTGGATGACTGTCAAGCCACGTGACTTTGAAGTTGTTGCTTTACAGTCTAATCGTCCATTGCGCGAGGATGAACGGCGCAAGGTTGCGATATTGCTTCACACCGCCACAGGTGGCTGGAATTGGCAAACCATCAGTGGCTGGACGGTGGGCGAGTTGAAGCAATGGGGATTAATTTCAAAAGAAAATATCAAAGGCTGGCAAACTAACATCACAAACGTCAAAGAGATTATAGCGGCTGAAACAGCAGATAGCATTGACGCGGAAGCTCAAATGGAGAGAGCTGACGAATTACAGCAAAAGTGGAATGTAAAAGAAGGCGATTTGTGGAAGTGCGGAAATCATTTATTACTTTGTGGTGATAGCGCAAAACGAGAATACGTCTCGAAGGTTATGTGTAGCGATAAAGCTACCCTACTTTTTACTGATCCGCCCTATGGAGTGTCGATAGGTGACAAGAATAAGTTCCTGAACAAGTTCCAGAAGTCAGGACGAGTCCTGACTTCTATCGAATCGGATGACGCGACTGCGGAAGTTTTAGGTGACATGCTTTTACAGGTATTTACTCTTTCCAAGGAATTTTTAGCGGAGGACTGCTCAATCTTTGTTTGCAGTCCGCAGGGTGGAAGTCTTGGAATAATGATGATGATGATGATGAGGGATGCGGGAATGGAGGTTCGTCATGTGCTTAATTGGGTAAAAAATAGTCCAACCTTTTCTTTTGGGCGGCTAGATTATGAGTACAAACACGAACCCATTTTGTTTACATGGATAAAGAAGCATAAGAAAATAATGAATGGGCAGTTCAAAAATAGTGTTTGGACAGTCGACAAGCCAATGGCGAATAAAGAACACCCAACTATGAAGCCTGTTGAATTGTACGAAAACGCCCTACTAAACCACACCGACAACGGTGATATTCTTTATGAGCCATTTGGAGGGAGTGGTACTGGAATGATTGCAGCGGAGAATACAAAACGTGTTTGTAGAATGATTGAACTTACTCCACGATATTGTTCTGTGATTCTTGAACGCTTCCACACCGCCTTTCCCGATGAAGAAATAAAGCTGCTTTAAGCAGATTAAGCGTGTCTATCTAATGGCAAACAAGAAACTAACTATTAACGAAGTAGTAACCGCCCTAAATAACGCAAGAGGACTGAAAACTCTTGCGGCTGATGCGTTGGGAGTGACGTACAATACAATTGAGCGTTACATCAAAGCGTCTGTTACAGCACAAGAGACAATCAAGGCGGCGCGTCACAAAAGGACAGACTTCGCCAAATCTAAACTTGACGAAGCATTGATGCGGGGCGAATCGTGGGCGATTATGTTCACACTGAAAAACAAGGTCGACCCTGACGCAGAGTTTGTTGGAGAGAGGCACGCGGTAGATAGTAATATTATCGAAATAAACCAGTCCACACCGAAGCCGGTACTCAGGCGGATTGCCGCTGGAATGTCCCCCATGCTGGCTTTTACAGAATATGCTAGTGGAATAAACGCTGACAAATATGGTAAATAATGTTGATTACCAGTCCAAAGCACAAGCCCTGCTTTTGCTGATGGATGAAAGTGAAGAAAATCCATACAAGGTATTTCAGGAAAAGTATTATAACGATCCTGCTGGCTTCGTGCGGGATTGTTTTATTTGGGGCGAAAATGAAAATGGAGCATCTGATTATCAAAATGATGTAATGGCTAATTTAGCAAAAAGTCGGCGTGTATCGCTTCGGGGACCTCACGGACTTGGGAAAACGGGGCTTGCGGCATGGCTGATATTGTGGTTTGCTCTGACCCGTGATGGTCAAGATTGGAAGATACCCTGTACTGCTTCGGCATGGAGACAGTTATCCAAGTTTCTCATGCCTGAACTCCACAAATGGGCAAGGCGATTGAAATGGGAAATTATAGGACGTGCCCCATTCAAGAATAATGTTGAACTTTTAGACTTATCCCTGAAATTAAATACAGGTGAAGCTTTTGCTCTTGCATCTGATAATTCAGCATTGATTGAAGGAGCACATGCGGATAATATTTTATACCTCTTTGATGAAGCAAAGACCATTCCAGATGATACATGGGACGCAGCCGAAGGCGCGTTGTCAGTCGGTAGTGCTTACATGCTCGCAATCTCCACGCCAGGCGAACCGATAGGCAGATTTTATGAAATACAATCTCATAAGACTGGATTTGAGGACTGGCATGTTATCAAGGTAACAAAAGACCAGACAATCAAAGCGGGGCGTATGAGCAGGGAATGGGCAAATCAAAGACTTATTCAATGGGGCAATGAATCGGCTGTTTATCAAAACAGGGTTGAAGGCGAATTTGCTTCGAGTGATGAAGATACAATTATCAGCCTGGCATGGGTTGAACGTGCCAATGAACGATGGCTTGCCAGAAAAGAAGCAGACAATTTCGGGGAGGTTACTGGACTTGGAGCCGACATTGGGCGCGGCGGTGATCCATCCGTGATTTGTTTACAATGCAGTAATGCCATAAAGGAATTCAGGCGCATTGAAAACAAGGATGTGATGTCTATTGCGGGCTTAGTAAATGGATTATTGCAATTACACAAAAAGGCCAAAGCATCTATTGACGTTATAGGGATTGGAGCAGGAGTTGTGGACAGACTTCGAGAGGAAAAGGAATTAGCCCCGCGTATAATCGCATTTAATGCTTCGTCACATACAGACTCAAAAGATAGGTCAGGTGAATTAGGTTTTATCAATATGCGGTCTGCTTCATGGTGGGCGGTGCGTGAGTTGTTGCAAAATGATGAAATAGACCTACCCCACGATGATGAATTAACGGGTGAATTGGTTTCTCCCAAATGGAAAGTCATGTCCGGTGGTAAAATACAAGTCGAAAGCAAGGATGATATTAAAAAACGGCTTGGACGTTCCACGAATTATGCTGATACTGTTATTCAAGTCTTTGCGCCCTCACAGAAAAAATCATTCTCTCTAAATCCCATTGCTTCACAAAGCAATTATATTTCTGGCAGTGTCTCTGATAATACTAATTCAAGACCAAAGTTTTAGGCTTAAGTTTTTAATCATGGAGTATATATCATGTCAAATGAAGGATTGATTTCAGATGCTCTTAGGCTTACACAGCCTGTTTTATCTCTGTCAATGGATGTGGATGACGCATTCAAAGGTTGGATCAAATCCAGTGGTGCCAAGGTTGCTTTGTATCGAGATTATGAACGTGGATCGCATCGTGCTGTAATTACCACGCAGATGCGTAAGATGCTTCGGCTCACTGCTGATGATTCCGGTCTGGTTGACTTCAATGATAATTACATGCAGATTGTTGTTGACAAAATGGCTGGAAGGTTGCATGTCAATGAAGTTACTCTTAGTGATACGGATCAAGATAAGGCGTGGCTATCCCCGTTATTGGAGTTCAATAATTGGGATGCATTACAGGGAACTGTTTTTCGTGGAGCAATCCGCGATGGGGATAGTTATTTGATGGTTGATCCTGAGACACTGGAATGGACAAGCGAAGCGGCGTATGATGGATTTTCTGGTGTGTTTGCCCTGTTTGATAATAATATGAACACGCCTTATTGGGCTTGTAAGCTTTGGTCAGAGGCCAGTTCAGAGGGACAGGATGAAGTCATGCGGCTTGTGGTGTATGAGCCTGACAAAGTCAGTTATTGGCGCGGGGAGAGTGATGGTAGTGAATTAAAGGCTGACAATGTGGTTGAAACTTCCACAATCAAAGAACCGTTTATTTTGAAGGAGGGCGAGGAATTACCAGAGTTTATAAATGTTCGTCCGTGGCCTTTGCCGTCTCAAACAATTCCTATTATCCACTTTGTCAACAAGTATGACAACTATTCTGACAGTGGAGAAAGTGAAATTCGCCCCGGCATTCCATTGCAGGATGTGTTGAACAGAACCCTGCACAGCATGGTTATGGCTAGCGAGTTTGCCGCGTTCAATATCCTGTGGTCAAAGGGAATTGCGTTGGACGTTACTGCAATACAACCCGGTGCAGTGTTGAATCTTCTGCTCAAAGATTCCAATGGCAATGTTATTACAGATCTAACGCCAGAAGCAACTGCCTTCTTGCAAGCCGTGGCTGTTGGACAATTCACAGGGACGGACATCGGCCAGTACACAAATCAAATTGACAAGATTGTGCGCGAGATCAGTCAGGTCACACAGACCCCGATATATGGGATCACGAACCAAGGCGCTGTGTCTGGTGAGGCATTGAAACAGCTTGAAATCGGGTTGATCGGGAAGTGCGAGAGATTCCAACGTCAGAACACGGATGCCATTCGGGATTTGATCAAGTTGTCTGCCGAGATTCAAAAGACCTTCAATACTACTTACGAAGGTACTCCGCCTGAGATCAAGACTGTGGCTGTGGCATGGAAATCACCTGAAATTCTAGACGTTTCGCAACAGCTAACTGTTATTTCACAAATTCGACGCGATAATCCCGGACTTTTCACGGATGACTTTTATCGTGCAAGGATTGGCGGATTATTAGGCATGAACCAGACGGACATCTCCAAAGAAGGGGTTGCGGCTAAAAATGAGGCGAGTTTGAACCTGCTTGCTTTGACAGGTGGGGATGGAAGCATCCCGCCTGTTTAGGTATAATGTGGATGTGTCGGTGACAGTCCGAGGTCTGATGGATAATTCCAGAATATGACAGGTAGATGACCCACATTCTTGATGACATAAACCCATAAGGAGTTGAAAAATGTTGAGCATTGAAAATTACTACATGGAAATGTTCAAGAAGAACTCTCTTACACTTTTTGGCACAAACGACATTAACCCCGATTTGATTTGAAAAGATTAAAGGTTGTTAAAGAATCAGCTGAAGAATTTCAGTGCTTGTATTGTGGAAGCCCAAATGATATTGAGCATACTCATTGCAAGAAATGTGGTGCGCCTCGTTCGTTTGTGATAGGATAATCTCATGAATTCAGTTCCCTCTCAGTTAGATATTCCCGAATATGATTATTTTATAGTCCTTGAATTGCCGATGAATAAATTTCTTCGTCGTCAATTAGGTATTAATAAGGCAAAACGTGTTATTCGTAATAATCCAAATTGGGCGTCGCAGATACAGACCTTGATTAAGACTCGCAAACCTTGTTCTTGTTATATGTGTGGTCATCGTAGAGAGTATTTTGGCGAAACTCGGCAAGAGATTAAATCCAAGTTAATAATGCAGGAAACAGAATAAATGCCGAGTTATGTGATAGATGCCAATGTAAGAAAAAGGCTTGTTGCTGATTATGCAAAGGCGGCCACGCCCATGCTTGTTCAGATCAAGCGCATATCCACGTCACCTGCCAGTAAAATGCAGAAAGCGTTGCGTGAATTCGATCAGGAAGCGCAAGGCTTGACGGAAAAGGGGCAACCCATATCACAGGACAATTCTGTGCTACAGAACGCTCTCAGAGCTTTGGGAGAGGTTTTTTCAAGTACAGAGTCGTTGATTAAGGCCAATGATGGCGTGATTCAAGCTTCCGGGCAGAAAAATGCCCCGCCAGCGGTCACGGCAAAGGTTTTTATAAAGGCCAGCGATCAATTGACACGGCGCGGTGTTGATCCCCTCAGTCTCAAGGGTCAGAAAGAACTTCAAAAGACAGTGGATAAATCCGGTGCAAACTGGATCATGCCCAAGGATGCCGAGGATTTTGCCGAGGACTTTATTTCGTCTGCCGCATGGATCTCAAAGATGGAGAATTGGGGAGCGGGTTATGCACAGTTGACAGCCAATGTAATTTTGGAGGGTATTCGCAATGGAGTTGGTCCAATAGCATCCGCGTCACAGTTAAGGCAATATGCTCAGAACATTCCTGTATCAGCGGCGGAGACTCTGACACGGACATTACAGTTGACAAGTTATCGGGAAGCCAGTATTGCAATGGAACAAATGAACGGAGGATTTATTATTGGAAAGATACGCATTTGTGCCTTGCAACCTACTTCGTGTTTGGCGTGCATTGCTCTACATGGGACCGAACTTGCCCCGGGTGAGCGAGTTGACGATCATTACAATGGCATGTGTAGTGAGTTTTATCAGGTTCCGGGTGGGGATGAATTCCCCCCACTCATGCAGGCTGATAGTACACCAGGCAATAGGCAGTTTGTGCCATTTCAGAAGGGTGAGGAGTGGTTTGCTGGATTATCACCTGAACGTCAAGCCATGCAAGTGTCATTTGCCTCAAGTCCTGCCAAGTTGGCCGCATATCAAGATGGAGTAGAATTGAGGGAGTTTATTACGGATCACAATGATGATGTGTTTGGTCATCAGATTGTGGAGAACTCGCTTAAGGGTATTGGTCAGGAAAAGTATTATGTTCGTAATCAGCCATAGAAAGGATCAAAATGGATAAGATAGTTTGGAGAGTAACGATTACTGCTGATTTTGCCACAACACACAGAGACATGGAAGAATTCTCTTTTCTTTTTTCTACTCGAACTGTTTATGATATTACTGATGCCATAAAACAGGCGGTTGATTTCTTTGGTGAAAATACTGGTGGAAAGGAAGAATTAATTGCATCGTTTTGGGTGACCAAAGTAGAATGCCTTGGTGCTATCATGTCGGAGTTGAAGGTCAAATAGTATGGATGTATTGAGTCATGTTGGAATATCTTTGTCTTGTTGGAAAATGTTCAAGATTAGGTTTTGGAGGTGGTTCAATAAGATTGACAAGGCGCAAAGAATCATACTTGATGAACTGGAGGACTCCGTTGAGCACAGTCCTGATAGATGAACAAAGAATGCTCGAAGTCTGGAATGAAACTCTTGATCCAGAGAAGGTTATTGAATGGTTCAAAACTCTTTCCGGCAGACAGCAAATAGAATTGATGGATGCCATCAAAGCCAGAGCCGATTTGTATCAGCAATTGAACAATGGTTTTGTTGATACAAGGAACGCGATCATGAACGGCATTTTGTGTGATGCAGGGAATATAGGAGCCTGATTAATTGAGGATTAGATTATGGATGAAAAAGAACATTCACAGCTTGCAAGTCAAGTGTTTGATTTTTTATATACCGCCTCTCGGCAGGAATTAATTGATTTGGGATTTAGGCTTGGAGAAAAAGCCGATTCACTTGATCCTTATATTAAATTTATTGTTCCTCTATGTCATGGCATTAGAAATGGCACCACTTGGGATGTGCCTTTTGAAATACCAGAATTGGATGACTAATGAAAAAGACACTGCATGGTAAAAGGCACTTACGCGCACGCGCGCCCATGATTGCCGCCAGAAACAGAAAACGAATGGCAAAGTTCATGCGTGGGTATGATGCTTTTTTGGTGTTTTCAAAGCAGTTGACCACTGTGCTGGTTGACATGACTGTTGCTTTTGAGAATATTGGAAAATATGCAACCCAAATTGCCAATACAATCCAGAATAAGGCTGTGTCTAATGGCTAACTAGGAGCGTAAGAATGTTGATACACTTGATTATTTGTGGTGTTCTGTTATTGCTCGGGTTGGTTGTTTACAGCTTGCTTGTTATGTCAGTAGATGATGAAGACTCATAGCGAAACCATGTTGTCGGATTTGGTAATATCTTATAGCTTCATGGAAAAGTGAGGTGAAATTGAGTAAAAATATTGATGTGCTTATAACGGCATTGAGTGATATGCACTCTGGTGGAACAACCGCACTGTTCCCAAACCATAAAATGGAATGGGGAAAGGCGAAAAATAGAAATCACTCTCCTAACTCTAAACAGTTGAAAATGCATGATCTGTTTATCAGGTCTGCCAAATACGCAAAAAATAATCGTGGTGGTCAAATGGTAATAGTCCACAATGGAGATGCAATTGAGGGGATTCATCATCAGACTATAGAAATTGTGTCTAATGTTTGGGACGATCATGTGGACATACATGAAACTCTGATGAATGAATTCATGAAGAAATCAGGTTTTGCAAAAAACAAAGGGGACAAGCTGTATTATACGATTGGAACGGAATCCCACACTGGTGAAAAAGAAGAAGAAATAGCAAGACACCTAAACGCTGATGGTGTGTTTCAGCATGTCGAAATTGAAATCAATGGGCGGTTGGTTTGGTTCCTGCATCATGGGCCCTCAAAGGGACATGGAGCGAATGAAGGAAATGCCCTTCGCAACTTCCTGAGAGATATTTATTTTAACTGCCAGAAGCATAATACCCGCCCACCCGATGTTGTCTTTACAGGACATGTTCATACACCTTGTTACAACACTTTTGTGTTTGACATGCACACAATACACGGAATTATATGTCCCTCGTTTCAGTCCAAGACGCGCTATGCTCACAGGGCGGCGCCTGTTGAACGAAACGAGGTTGGTTCGGCATTTCTAAAGATTACGGCAGGCGGGGACATAAGGACACCCTATTTTCTGAAAGAGACAAGTGAGTTACTGGACAAGGTGAAGTTATGAAAATATATTACCTAACTGCGTTATTGGCTGTTCTTATAGCCGTGATGTATATATTCAAATTGAGCCAACGTGGATACGATATGTTTTACAAAATACCTACACATAGGCTATAATATTTTTGAGTGAACAGTACAGCGCTGCTGACAGAGAAGCGGTTGCAACCGCGAAGCAGTTATACAAAACAGGAATTTAGTTGCTCGACAACTTGCCTGAGACGGTGACAGGAGTTCCGTATGGTACTCGTACAATTCCGTTCTCGTATTGTTCTCAAACCAGCGACCTTGCAAGGTTTCCAAGATGCTGAAATCACGTCAAGCGGCTGGTTGGGAGAGACTGATCACCTCTCCCAAATAATGAAAAGAATTTTATGGAGTCCAAAAATGTCGAACAATGAAGATACTATTTTCGAGAAACACAGGTCATTTTGGATGACGTTGCGTGAGGCATTATTGAGTATTAATAATGAATTAGAAATTAATCTGCGAATTTTCCCAACAACTTCACAGATCCGCAAAAGCTACAAGGCTGGTCTAAAATCCAGTGATGAAACTCAGGAGATACATCCTGCCGATAAGGCCACTTGATTTTATTGGCAAATGGTAGTATGCTTTTTGTAATCGAATAACCACGGTAGTCCAACTGGAGCGCCGATCTTGACAGAAATGTCTTGGTCGGCGCTCCTTAATTTAATCGCCTCGCCAGCGTAAAAGGCGAAGGACAAATACCACAATGTTGACAGAAGCTGAACTCAAAGCGATTTTGGATACACCCGAAGCCGAAAGAACGGCTGAACAGAAAAAGGCTCTTACTGACTTCTTTGCCGCCGCAGGGCGTACAACTGATCCAGATACAGCGAAGAAAGATGATAAGCGCGAGACACCTGCAACATGGGCTGAGATTTTTGAACATCCTCGGTTCAAGGAACTCACGCAAGCCGCGAAGGATGCTAAAACCCGTGCTGATGCGCTTGAAAAAGCCGCTCAGGATCAAGAACGTGAGGCTCTTGAAAAACAGCAAAACTATCAGAAGCTTTACGAGAAGGCTCAGGCTGAGATCACAAGTTTGAAGCCTAAAGCCGAACAGCTTGACTCGATGGAAAAAACGTTGTCGTCATTATTGGACGCGGAGATCAAATCTCTGCCCGAACAGTTTCAGGACGTTGTGCCTGATGGCTTGACCACTCAGCAAAAACTTGACTGGTTGAGCAAGAACAAAGTCAAGTTTGTGAAACCCGAAGGTTTTGACATTGGTGCTGGCAAGAATGGCGCGAAGGAAAACAAACAGAAGGCTACCGAACTCACGCCGGAAGAAAAGCAACTTGCCAGAGACTTTGGCATGACCGAGGAAGAATATTTCAAGAACAAAGACAAGGAAGTACCTGCCTAACTGGCATAGCAACAAAGAACAATTCTCTGCGTCCACGATGACGTAAAACCCGAACGAGAATAAAAGTTTACGTTTAGACAAGGAGAATAAATATGGCCGCTCCAACTTATACATGGCGTTTTGGTTACGATCTCTTTGGTGATCGTGTCCCAAAGATTGTCACCCTCGAAGCCACCGCCAGTCTTGAAACAAAAGTTGGCACCGCGTTGATAATGTCCAGTGGACAGGTTGACGAGGCTACTGCCAGCGTTGTTTTGTTTTTAGGCTTGGCCGCAGAGGAAACAGCCGCCGCTCTTTCAGCCGCCGATCCGATCAAGGTTGAGCTTATTGCGCCCGGCATGGTGATTATCGGCACTGCTGATGCAGATGCCTCCGCTCTTGCTGGTTTCAATGGCAAGACTTATGACTTCAACACTGATGGCTCACTCGATGTGGGCGATTCCAGTGGTGGATGTCTGTCCGTTCTAAAGACAGAAGATGCTGGTCTTACTGTCCATTGTGTCGTCAACAGCCAGTTGATGGCCGTGTGCTAAAAGGAGAATGAGATGCCTAATCCTATGCTTTCCGTTCAATGGCCGCGTTTCATTCTGCCCATTATCCGCAAGGAATGGTATGCACGAATGGCGCTTACTGCGTCACCCGCGATGCAGTTTTTCAATATTCAATCAGCGACTAGCTCAGTTGAATATTCACAAGGTATCGGCTCTTTCGGGCTGGTGCCTGAGTATAACTCTGCTGATGCAGAGGGCAATCCTGCGGCTATCCAGTATGATAGCTTCGAGGCTTTGTACGAAACCACATTTACGCACAAGGAATATGCCAAGGGCGTATCCATTGAGCGCAAATTGTGGGATGACGATCAGCAAGGTTTGATCAAGCGCAAGGCTCAGAACTTGGGCTTCTCGTTTGGTACAACCCGCGCGTCACACGCTTCAAGCGTGTTCAACAATGCCTTCGCAACCGTTTTGGGTGGAGATGCAAAGGTTCTTTGTGCTTCCGATCACCCAACCAACAAGAGTGGCTTGACCACTTTCAGTAACCTCGGTTCAACAGCCCTGTCCTATGAATCTGTTATCGCCGCGATTGTTGCCGGCAATGACATGAATGATGATCGCTCAAATCCTTTGCCGGTCATGTACGATGTTTTGTATGTGCCGACTGCCCTGCAAGCCAAGGCTTATGAGATCACGAAGGCTCTTGCCAAGCCCGGTGGTGCGGATAACGATGCCAATTTCCTGACCTCAAAGGGTCTGCAAGTTGTCGTTGACCCGTATCTGACCGATGCGAATAACTGGTTCATGCTTGACACAAACCTGTCCCGCTTGCACCTGATGTGGTTCAACCGTGTTCTGCCCGAAATTGCGCTTGATCCTTCCAGCGACTATAACTTGGTCGCCAAGTATCGTGGCTACATGCGTTACAGCTTCGGTTGGGACGATGCCCGCTTTATCTTTGGAGCGAATGTCACCTAAACAGTGACCTATTGCATGACGGTGTAAGCCTTGCGCCCAAGCCGTCATGTTAGGAGAATTCTAATGACTACTTTTGGTGATCAAGTTTTTATGCATGGCGGTGTCCCTGTTGCCTCCGCTCTTGCCGCTCTTGGGCTTGCTGGTGGGAAGTTCTATTTCTGTGATCCCACTCATGGAACAGCCAATGCCGATGGAAAGACTCCTGGCTCTGCAAATAGCAGTCTGCTTACCATGTACAACCTGCTTCGCGATGGATACAACGATGCGGTTGTTCTGATTGGTGGTGCGACGGCTTATACCCCAAGCGCCGCGTTTGTATGGTCGAAGAATTACGCCCATCTCATCGGTGCTGTGAATGGCCTGCCCGGTATGGGTCAACGTGCGCGTATCGTGAACAGCGCAACTTATGATCTTGCCACATTGTTCACGCTGTCCGGTTCCGGATGCTTGGTCGATGGCATTCAGTTCTTTGATGGCAAGGATAGTGCGGCTGATGGTGCGTGTGTGTTGGTCAGTGGATCACGCAATATGCTCAGTCGTCTTTTCGTGGCTGGCATGGGTGATGCAACTGCCTCCGGTCCGTTCTCACGTGCAGGATCATATTCCCTCAAGATCAGCGGTTCCGAGAACACTGTTGACCAGTCCACAATCGGATTGGATACCGTCGCTCGTACTGCGGCCAACGCCGAGTTGATCGTTTCTGGCGCGCGCAATCGTATCAATAACAGCGAAATTCGCTCACAGTCCACCACTGCCGGCAAGTTCCTTGTTACGATTGATAATACTGCGGATATGCGTGATGTTCAGTTCAATAATGTGTTGTTCTACAATTACACATCCAATTGGGCTACAGGCATCACAGATGCTATCAATATCCCTGCCGGTGGCAACACAGTTCAGGTCATCATTGACTCCCTGTGCCGCTTTGTGGGTGTTGGAATGGGCGTTGCCAATAACCTGACCCACATTTATGGTTCCGGTCCAGTCCCGAATGCTGGCTTCGGAATTGCTGTCAATCCGACCACGTAAGGAGTCAATATGTTGACAGTCAAATCCTCGTTTACCCTGAATGGCAAGGACTATGTTGAAGGCGATCAAGTGGATGAAACCCTGCTTGAAGCAGACGACCTTACCGATTTGATCTCGCGCGATATTCTGGTTGCTGAAAAGAAATCAGCCCCGCGCAAGGCAAAAGCTGATAAGGCCGATGCCGAGTCCGAGCCTGTTAAATAAACTTATAAACAGAGGCGGTCTTAACCACCGCCTCTGTTTGAGGATATGCCGATGAGTGCTACTGGAATCTTACAGGCCGCGACGGTTATTGCCAAGACCACCCAAACCATATTGAAAGAAGTCCTTGGTTGTGAAAATTATGACTTCTTGACATTGTTTTTTGAGTACGTCAAGGGCGATGAAACTGGTTTGATTATCACTCCGAGTGTTTTGCGGACGAAAACAGGGACGGCCTTCCCTTATGCTGTGGCTGTGGCCGCAACTGGCGCGTTTACCGTCACAGATACAAAGCTGACATTAACTGCCAGCAAGTCAAGTTACATCACGTTCGATGTGCGTGGTATTGATTTCATGAAGTTCACGCAGGGTGGTTCGAACAATGATGGAACTCCAACCGGCACGCTTGCCGCTTCTTATACGATGAAATAATGGCCTTTACATTTGATCCTGCCCTTGCTGACAATGTCTCTTTGGTACGTTTCCATATTGGAGATGTTAACGAAGATGGTTTTTACCTACATGATGAGACGATCCAGTATTTTGTAACTGCTGGAAGTGTTGGTTCTGCTGTAATTGCCTGCATAAAGCACATCATTACGCAGTTGAGTGTTCCAAACTTCAATCTGGATTGGATGTCTGTCAGCGTTGGTGAGGCAAGACAGGGTTACGAAAAGCTTTTGAAGGACAAACAGATCGAGTTTGGAATTCAAACAGCCATTGCATCTGCTTCAATCTCTTTGCCGCATCGAATTGATAGTTACGATGTGGCTGATGAGAATGGTGAGTTTGACGATCCCGGAGATCCATAATGGGCTTGCGAATGGCGAGTAATCGCCTTGTCAATCATCTACAGAACCGTGTTTCGTCAGGCTTTTTTGGCGATTCTGGTATTTTGTTGCAGGATGCCGGGACCGGTACGTTTGACGATAACAATACCGAAACCATCGTCACTACTGAGGTTCCTGTGGATTGCAGTTTTACCGATAAGCCCTCCATGGAGAATTGGCGCGATTATGCAGACATTGAACAGGTGGATGCCGAGGTTCGTTTTACAGGCCATTCCCCTGCCAAGGGCAATCGGTTCAAGGTTACTGGACGGTTCGATACAAATTCTTATGTCAACAAGACTTTCGAGATCGTTGGTATTCGCAACCGTGATGTTTTTGGGTATGTGTGTGCGCTTAAGGCAGTTTCAGTATGAAGAAATCAGACTTCGTAATTGACCCAAGTTCTTTGAAGAAAGCCTTGAAGGATGTCAATCTCAATGGGAATGATGTGCTTCAAATCGAAGGCGCGGGTGCGTATACTCTTGTGAATGGCATGCGTATGCGCGTGCCCAAAGATACACATGCTACTGAGAACAGTATTCGCCCTCACATTATTGTCGCCACTGATACCCTCGTCATTGATGAGGTTGGACCCGAGACTGATTATGCCTATAACATCGAATACGGTATCAAGTCCAAGCCGAATTATCCCATTCAGCCGTTTATCAGGCCGACTGCGTTTGAGGATTTTGCGAAAGTCATAAAGGCAATCGGTACCGCCTTTGGTCAGATCGTGGTGTCGAGATGGCCGACATAAAAACCTGTGTTGTTTCCCATTGCAACGCGTCAGGAACGATTGTGGCGGCTTTTGCCAACAGGATCACACCTGACCACATTCCAGACAATCAGGCTTATCCACATGCCCGAATTTTGCAGATTGGTACTGACCAGAGATACCACTTCAAAGGTGAGAATGGCCGTAAATGCCTTATTCAAATTGATGTGTATGATGACGATCTGGTTGGAGCGGATGCAAATGCTGAAATCATAAGGCTTGCGTTCTCTGGTTATAAAGGTCAGATGGGCACGATTGATGCAGGAATGGTCAAGGCTCATATTGTCTCTGGTGAATGGAATGTTGAAGCGAGAAATTTCCATAGAATAATTGAATTAGAAATTTCTACAAACGGATAACGGATAGATGTGGAGATAAGCACAAATGGATAACAATAATTCAGAACAGGAATATCTTGGGAAGTTTCCCAAGAATAAAAAATCATTTTCTCAGGACAAAGCCCCTGCCCCGAAGGTTTACTTCGAGAAAAGCATGTGGAAGGGAATCATCCCTACTTACAAATGTTCGTCCTGTGAACATTGGGATGACCTTGATGGGATCATCCTGCATGTTGTTGTGCATGTCCCCGAGGATGAGCGTGATGCTCTGCTTGAAAAATTACTATTACTAAAGGAGAACTAATATGGCCGATCCTACTGTTATCACAGTTCAGAATATCTTAGCCCCGTTTGCCGCTGTTGGGGCGGGTGCTGCCGATTTCACGTTTGCCGCTGGTACTCCAACAGATGGTGATACGTTCGTTTGTACAGGTCGTGAAATTCTTATTGTAAACAATACTGATGTAGCAACCAAGTACATCACTGTTGTTTCAGTGGACGATGAAACAAATCGTTCCGAGAATATCACCACCTATTCATTGGCCGCTGGTGATTTTGCCGTGTTTGGAGTTGGTCTGACCAATTCGAAAGGATGGAAGTCCAGTGCTGGCACGATTCGAATCACTGTTGAGGATGCCGATGTGAAGGTTGCCGTCTTGCGCCTGCCTGCCGGTTTCCCATAAGGAGTAGATTATGACAACTTTAATTGCCGCTGGCCTCAATTTGCTTGCCGCTCCGTTCGCGGATCAGCCCATTGCCAATGCTTTGAATATTGCATGGCAAACAGGTACGGTGGGTGGTGAACATTTCGTTTGCACTGGCCGTGAAATCCTGTTGATCCGCAATGACAGTGGCACAAACACTGTGACAGTTTCGAGTGTTGATAATGACAAGGGTCGTCAGGAGGATTTGGCGGCTTATGAAATTACCGGCACAGAAATTGCCGTGTGGACCGGGGGTTTGACCAATGCCAAAGGCTGGAAGCAGACCAATGGCACGATTGTGGTTACGGCCACAACGGGTACTGCTGTTTCCTTCGCTGTCCTGCGTTTGCCGGCAGGTTTCCCATAAGGAATTTACTGGATGATTTTTATCCAGAAAGTTCAAGGAGAATAATATGACAAGTTCCGCGTTTTGGGCTTATGGCTCACTCTTACAGGCTGGTGATGGAGCAGTATCGGAGGCTTTTACCAGTATTGCCGAGATCACTGAACTGACTCCGCCTCAAATGTCCCGTGATGAAATCGAGGTTTCTCATTATTCGTCAACGAGTGGCTACCGCGAGTTCATTGCTGGTTGGCGTGATGGTGGAGAGGTTTCTGCCAAAGCCAATTGGCTCCCGACCAATGCCACACAGGATGGCACCACTGGTTTGCTCGAATCCTTCAATGATGACGTTGTTCATAATTGGAAGATCGTGCTTCCGGGTTCAGTAGCGACCATCTCGTTCTCGGGTTTTTTGACGGCTTATGAACCTGACCTTCCGATGGAAGAACAAGGCTCTCTGTCGTTTACGATTAAAATTACCGGCAAGCCGACCATTGCATAATCATGAAGTCAATCGCGATCGTGCTCTTGGAAGGTGAGTTGTCTTTGTTGCGCTGGTTGTTAGCCAACGGATTTGCTCGTGACATGAAAGTGAAGTCGCGGGTTCTTGGAACGATCTTGAATATCAGACAGTCCATAGGAAGGTTGAAATGTCAAATAGTTTAACTCGTGAAGAAATTCTTGCCCTTGAAGACATCACCACCAAGGAAGTTGTAGTTCCTGAGAAGATTCCCGTATGGGGAGGCAACACATTCAGGATCAAGCAATTGACCAGAGGCCAACAGGACGAATATTTACAGCGTCAATATGGCTCTACCAGATTGAAGCAGGATAGAAAAGCCAAGAACCAAGAAATCTCTGCTGTCAATCTTTACGGTCATGATGCGTGGATTTGTATTTCTGGTATCGTGGATGATAATGGCAAATCGTTGTTTCAAAGTGGCGATGAGGCCAAGTTGAAGAACAAAAGCGGTGAAGCAGTAGGATGGCTTGCGCGTGAAATTGTGAAATTTTCCGGCATGCTGGATGATGTTACTCCCGATGGTAAAGATACAAATCTTGAGGAAGAAGCAAAAAACTCATAGCCAACCCGGACGATTTATTTGATCTGCGTCTTGGGTTGGCGTTTGGGGATTTGCACCTTACCAAAGTCAGATCGCTCCCATATCCACTGTATAAAAAGTGGAAGTTGTTCTACATGCTTGAACCTTGGGGATGGGAGAACTCTGAGTATCTGATGGCCGCTATTGTTGCTAAACTTCACAATATTAACCTTACTAAAGGCAAAGGCAAGCCGCCCTCTGAATTCATGCGAGACATGGTAAAGGAACTTCTCGAAGTGTTGAAGGAACAGCCTGATCCAACTGCAATGGATAGAGAAACTCTTATCAAGCACATAAAAAAGGACTTTCGAATAAAGTGACCACTGCCGCCGCAAGCATAAGTGCTACTTTGACTCTTGATACTTCGCAATATGATGCCGGTTTGAAATCTGCCGGATCGCAGGCGGATACTTTCGCATCCAAGATGAAAAACGTAGGCAAGACCATGCAACAGGTCGGCGCGGGCATGACCATTGGTTTGACGTTGCCTATCGTGGCGTTTGGTGCATCATCAGTAAACTCAGCGATGGAAGCCGAATCTGCTATGGCCGAGTTGGAAGCTGTGATCGAATCCACAGGCGGAAAAGCCGGGGTTACAGCATGGCAAGTGGAGGCATTAGCCAGACAGTTTCAAAGTGTTACAAAATTCTCTGATGAAGCCATCATGAATGGCGAGTCAATGTTGTTGACATTTACAAATATTGGAGAGGAGGTATTCCCACAAGCCACAGAAGCCATGCTTAATATGGCTGAGAAATTTGGAAGTATTGAGAGTGCTTCAATTCAATTAGGCAAGGCTCTTAATGATCCTGTGGCTGGTGCTACTGCGTTGAAGCGGGTTGGTGTTGCTTTATCTGATGAACAGGAACAGCAGATTAAAGACTTTATGGCTGTCAATGATCTTGCATCGGCTCAAGGTGTCATTCTAAGAGAACTCGAAATTGAATTTGGTGGACTTGCCGAGGCCGCTGGTGCTACATCTTCCGGTCAAATGGCTCAGTTTACCAATAGATTGGATGACATGAAAGAAGTTATTGGATTGGCTTTAATCCCTGTGTTGATTCGTTTTATGGAAGCTGTCACTCCATTGATTGATAAATTTAGAGATGCAAGTCCGACAACGCAGAATTGGATCATTGCCATTTTTGCGCTTATTGCCGCCGCAGGTCCTTTGATCTCTATTTTTGGGACGATACTTACTGTTGTGACTTCTTTTGGTGCGGTTGCAGTTCCTGTGTTGATTGGGATTGCTTTAGCGTTGGGATTTTTAGCTTTACCCATTGCTATTGTCGCCGCAGTTTGGGGCGCGTTTTATCTTGCAGTTACTAATAATTTGCTTGGTATTCGGGACAAATTACAGGGTGTTATAGCCTTTATTGATGCTTTGCGGAATGGTGTATCGTTATTATTTGAAGATGGATCAGGGGCTTTAGCTGACTTAGCTATTGCTTTTGGATTTTCCGAGGAAGCCGCGATGAAGTTCTTTGGCAATGTGTTCTTTATAGTTTCCGGAGTAATCAAGCTTTTCAAAGGTGATTTGTTTAATGCCATCAAAGATTTTGCTGTTGTATTTGGTATAACTAATCCCATGTTCGATGCTTGGTTTGCTAGGATCATAGGTGGTTTTGTTGGAATAATTAATACGATCAAAAATGTTGTTAATGCCATAATTTCTATGGCTAAGACTTTGGCAAGTATCGTAATCCCTGCCGCATTACGACCCGGAAGCCCAACTCCATTTGAAATGGGATTGCGTGGAATTACGTCTGCCATGAACACATTGACTGGTCAAGCCTTGCCCAAACTCACTGGTGGATTGAGTGTCACTCAGGCCATTACTGGCGTGGCTGGTGGCAATGCAGGAGCGTCCAACAAGTCAACAGTAATCAATATCAATAACCCTGTGACTGAAACGTCTGACAAATCCATCAGGCGCACAATGAAGAATTTGAGTTACCTTGGAGTTGAGAAATAAATGACACAGGCATGGTCTTTTGGCGGAGTATTGCTTGATACGTTTGGTGTAATCACCAAGCTTGATGACTCTTTGGATCTTCCAGAACGTCGTGGCGAGAATCATATGGTTCCAATGCATCATGGAACTATATTTGTCGAGAAATACTTTGATGAAAGAGCCGTTGCGTTTGGTGTAACGATAAAAGGTTTGACCATTGCTGATGTGCAGGAGAGATATGATGCCCTTCGTAAACTGATTGGCGTTCGAACACAGCAAACTCTGATGTATTACTTGGATGATGGGACAATTCGAACTGCTCAGGCCAGTGTCAAACGTGCCCTGTCTGTGAGTCACGAATCCCCCTTGGTGACAAGGCTTGTTCTTGAGTTTTCGCTGGCAAATCCGTTTTTCAGGTTGAGTACTGCCATTGCTGACAATGAGACAACGATTGATGCATCACCCAAGGCGATGACTGTCAATAATCCCGGCACAGTGGAGGAACGGGATGCGACGATTATCCTGACCGGTCCACTGCAAAACACAGTCATCACGAATTCCACTAATGGGTGCACGTTGACTTATACGGGCACGATTGCATCCCCAAGAGTTGTGACAATCTCGACTGATGCATATGGTCAGTATGTTGCTACAGACGATTTGGGAGCGAATAAGATTGGAGTGATTACTCATTCCGGAGATGCGGCACTGATGCGTTTTGATCCGGGCGATAACGTTTTATCAATTACAGATGCAACTGCCACAACTGGAAAAGTCAAGGTTACGTTTAATGCACCGTTTTTATAGGAACAAATGGCTGACACTGATAAGCTTGAATGGAGATTATTTGATACAGATCTAACCACTACCATGGACATAGTACCGTCCAAGTCTGGTAGCGGGTTGTACTTTGAGTTGAATGAACCCGGAAGTGGGATGATCAAAATCCAACTTGACAGTGCCGCCGCCGGAGATGTTTCGTCTGGTAGATTTTTACGTAATTCGTTTCGGGGTGGAGTTAGAGGTGGATTTTTTGCTGAGAACATAAAGAAGGTTTACGCAGATCGCTCCGAGGGTGGAGGACGTGTCTTATCTGTTACTGGACGAGGACCGCTTGCCCTGCTTGATGATGCCATTGTTTTTGATGAAGCGTCAGGTTCTACTCGTGATTATACGGCCATGACAAAAGCCGGGATAATGATCGAATTGATTGATGAAGCACAGGCAAGAGGAGCATTAGCAAATCTGACTTATGATTTTACGGCTGTGGTTGACAGTGATGGGGTGGCTTGGACTGATAGCGAATATTATAGTTTGGCTGTTGGAACTTCCCTGCTGGACGTGGCAAGACAGTTCGCGCGCGCGGGAGAGTTTGATTTTGATATTGTTTTATCAGGATCAAGCTTTGTTTTAAGTGCGTACAAAAATGGGAAGGGTACTGACAAATCTGAGACTATCTATTTTAGGGTTGGAAAAAACTGTGAAGAAGTTAATTCCGATGAGCGTGGGGATAAGATCAAGAACGTCCTGCGGGTTGCGTATAAGGATGGGTACATAACGTCCAGCGATCCGACCTCGATCACAAATCGCAGGAGACGTGAAGAACTTTTTAATGTCAAACAGGCTCAGACATCTTCATCAGCTATGACTGCTGGTGCGGCAAAACTTGCGTTGACAAAAGACCCCAAGTTTCAAATAGCGTTGCGAGTTTTCGATGATGCTGGTGTCAATGTATTTGTTGATTATGATCTTGGGGACACTGTCATGCTTGACAATTCCGGTACTGAAACGGCTTATCGAATTTATGGTTTACAGGTGGATTTTGACGAGACTGGTAATGCCAGCGTTGTAGTTGAACTTAACTCGACCATGTATGACAATGATGTTCGGATGTCTCAGGATTTGGATTGGCTTCTTGATCAGTGGAATACTGCGTATGATGCTGGTTTATTGGAAGTTAGTTTTTGGGCGGCATTGGGATTGTCTAGTGATACCATTGTGAATGAAGGCATCTCGGCGATGCACATAATAGGGGATGAAATATATATAGGCACGCTTAACACGTCTGTTTTAGGCGGATTGACCGACCCGACTTTGGGAACTTTTTTTTGGTATAACTTCAAGACTGGCGTTTGGGGTTCGGCATATGCTGGCGGAGGTATCCGCACATTCGCATCAATTGGAACTAATTTATATATTGGGTTGGCGTTGGGTGCGGTGGAACTTTATGATACCATCACCAAGCCCGCAATGGCAACAGACGTATTAAGCTTTGATTGGTCTTTTGAAACTAATCTAACAGACGTGCGGGCGATGGCCGCTATTGGAACTGATTTGTATGTCGGTGGATATTTCGATTCTGCGGACGATGGTACTGGAGGAGCAACGGCGGCATTGCATATCTGCAAATATGACACGTTGACCGACACTGTTTCAGCTATCGGAGCAGGGGCAAATAATAAGATTTGGTCTTTTGCTGTGAGTGGCTCCACTTTATATATGGGCGGGGAGTTTACGACCCTTGATGGAGGCGCGGCAGTAAGAGTTGGAAAACTTATAAGCACAACTTACTCAGCTTTGGGCGCTGGGTTGGATGGGACTGTTTATGCCCTCGCAATTAGCGGATCAAATCTAATCGCTGGCGGTGCGTTCACTGGCAAGATAGCAGAATGGGATACGTCCGCTTGGGCTGTCTTGGGTGGAGGAGTTAATAATACAGTCTACGGGCTTGCGGTTTATCTCGCTGATATTTATGCAGTGGGCGCATTCACTGATGTCGGAAATAGAATCGCGGTGTACAGCGGCGGAGCGTGGCGGGCTTTGGCCGAAGGGCTAAATGATACCTGCTATGCAATTGTTCTCAACAACGAGGATGTTTATGTTGGCGGAAAATTTACAACCGCAGGATTGAAAACAGCAATTGGAGTCGCGGCTTATTTCAACAACTTTGACAGCCTGATGGATTATGCGGGAGCGTATAGTTCATTCGATATGGGGGCGGCTATTCATGCGGCCGCCGCATCCGCTATCACTGATACAGATGAAGTTCCATTTTGGGAGGCGACTGCCAATGGTCTTCGAAAGATCACGTGGGCTAATATAAAGACAACACTTAAGACTTACTTTGATACGCTTTATGCTGATTTGGTTCAAACAGCGGGGCGGGTGATAATATCTGACCCCGTATCTGGAGAGGTAACAACAGATGCGACCCTGAAATTTAATTCTGATAACGCCTCAAAGCAATTGCACTTGGGAATAGTCAACGGGACAACAGGAAATTATATTTTCAATCAGGGTAATGAGGGCGGGTCTGCGATTCACTTTATGGAAACTTACGGCGCGGGTGCGATAGGTTCGTTTGTTTCTGGTATTCGCGCGCAGGGTACGCAGGAAGTCCCCACCGCAGTTTTAGCCAATGATCTTATATTGCGCTTGCGCGCGCGAGCGTATTATGACGCTGGGCTTTTAGCCAACACGACAGCAGAAATAAGATTGGTAGCTGACGAAAACCACAGCGTAACAAACCAAGGGTCAAGAATTGAGTTTCTGGCAACTCCGAACGGAAGCACTGTTGCTTCAATTGCAACAACATTGACGCTTTACGGAACGGGTGCGGCAACTCTGGCGGGGAGATTGACAAGTGCGGGTCATACTATAGACACCAATTCCACAACTGCGTTATTAGTAGAACAGGACGGCGTAAAAGATAATGTGTTTATTGTTGATACTACCAACGCAAGAGTTGGAATAGGAATTGTTCCCACATTAGCCTCATTGCACATAGAAGAAACAAGGACACAAACAACATCTATTTTTGGAGAAGGTGGATTTTATATAAAAGAGACAGTGTCGCCTTCTGGTTCTTCGTCTGCAAATATAAGTGGTGGAACTTTTTACGTAGTTCCAACTGGGGCTAATAACATTACTGGAAACATATTTGCACTTCAAGGATATGTTGATAATGCCAATACTGGAACAATAGAAACAATCTCTGGATATTCGCTAACATTAAACAATGCTGGAATTGGGGTGATAAACAATGCGGTTGGAGTGCTTCCGCTTATAAGGTCGTCAAGTGGGACTATTGTTACGGCGGCCTCAATTTACACAAGCGTGCAGGCGTTTGGCGGAGCAATAACAACCGCTCACGGAATCTATATATCCGCACCAACTAAATCGGGCGCAGGAACAATAGGCACGACTTATGGAATTAGAATTTTTAATCAGGGATTTGTTGTACCGACGGTTGCGGCTTATGGTTTGTATCTTGGTAATCAAACAGGAGCGCCAGCGAACTATGCGATTTTTACCAATGCTGGCCTAAATAGTTTTGGGGATCAATTAGCTATTGTTGGAAGTGCAGACCGACAACAGTTAATCGTCACAGGCTTTACAACGCAGGCAGTTGCAACCCCGATGGCTCAAATCACCCGCAACGATACAGCGGCTGGCCTCTCGGCCATGCTCGGGCTTACCGCTCTTGGAAGCGGGGCAAACGGGGACGGTGGGTCAATTCTGCTCAAAGGAAAAACAAGTACAACTGCCGCGCAGTCAATGGCAACAATTGATTATCGCTTTATCAATGCTACTCACGCATCCTACACAACTGCTCTTAGATTTTATGCCCATGATGTGGCGGGGGCTAGGTTGGGAATTGAAATAGAAGCGAGTGGTTCAGTGGCGAAACTTGGGTTCTTTGGCGCGACAACCATCGTACAACCTGCAAATACAACCGACCTTAGAACTGCAATTATAAATCTTGGCTTGCTTGCATCAGGCGGAGCTACTCCCCTTGACCTGAACGGTGGTGCTATTTCCAATGCAACTAAAAAAGACTCTGGCATCCACCAGTCAATGTCTATTACCTATATTGACGGGACGGGAACGGCGGGTGCGGATAACACGGCGCAGACGGTAAAGACTATTACCCTTCCTGCAAACTCCATGACTCAGGTAGGCGACAGAATACGAATTAGAACCTACTGGAGAGGCGATACAGGTACGGCCATAACTGGAACAAATAAACTCGGCCCGGCTGGTTCGGAAGTAGCCATTTCCGACACTACAGATTTAGGCGGGGCTACCCTGCAAGTGAATGAAGCGTGGCTACATTATATTGATAACACTCATGCCAATATTATCGAGAATGAGGCAGGCGGGGTTGGCGCATTGTCTGCTCCGAATGTAGCTGGATTTACGTGGAATGCCTCGCAAGATATTATCTTTACTCAATCAGCGGCGGTTAATAATCATTGCGTTCTTTTTGCTCTTATTGTAGATCGCTTTCCAAGGGGGGTATAAATGACAATTAAATCTATTGCTCAATTCGATTTTGTTTGTGACACAATAGCCGAAAGAGATTCGGTTACTCAATTCGGTTCTGAGGGTTGGAGATGTTTTGTAAAAGATGATGGCACATTAAACGGCAGATCGTATGTCTTGACTGGTGGAGTTTGGATTTCTTCCCAGCCTGCTGGTTCGGGGGGAGGGCCGCACACCCATCCCGAAAGCGAGGTAACTAATCTAGTAACCGACCTAAGCGGAAAAGCCGCATCTACTCACACGCATGATTATGAGCCTGCAAACATCAATATACAATCACACATTTTATCCACCCACGCGCCTGCGAACGCACAAAAGAACAGCGATATTTTACAAGCCGAGATTGAAGCGAAACTGACTGGAGTTATATCAAGCCACTCGCACGCGGGAGGGGGTTCCGCTCTTGGGGTAGTAGATGATTTACAAATATCCATCCTTCAAACCGATGGTACTTTAAATGCGGCATTGGGTGTACAGACATGGTGTGGAACGAATAAGGCAACGCAGGATGTATTCACGGTAGAGGCCAACACAACTTATAAAGTGCGCGGCCAGTTATATATAAACACAGGAGCGACCACTCACACTACCGCGATGGCTTGGGCTTTGGCTACTGCAACAGTGACAAGTTTTCAATATCAGGTTTTATTGTGGAGTGCCGCGCTCAATGCGATTGCAACCGCTCAAAGTACTGTCCATGTTTCAGGCGTGGCTTCGAAAGTTCTGAATGCGACTAGCACGGCAGTTTATACGATTATCCAATTTGAGGGTATTCTAGTGACTGGCACTGGTGGTACAATCACGCCACAGATCAATTTTTCAGCCAACCCGACAGGCACAAATCTAATGAAAGCAGGTTCTTGGATTTCGTTTTCCAAGATCGGCGCGAATAGTTTTGTTGAATCTGGTGGATGGGCTTAGGAGTATAAAAATGGCAATACCAAATAATGTTCAACAAAACATCCTAGTTGCAATGCAACAGAAATCCATCTCTCTTTTGCAGGATAGGAATACGCTTTTATATATCACTCAAATGTGGGCAAACGAAGGACTGGCTTCTCTGGCTGATATTGATATACAGTCTTTGGCTGATTTTGTGGGAGTGACAGCAACAGAGGCTCTTGCCGCCAAGCAAGCAATGGACGCAATCTTAACTACGCTTGGAGATCCCGGAACGGCCGGCACAAATGCGTATAAATTGCTTAAGCTTGCAAATAACATACCGTAAAAAAGGATTCGAAATGACCCCCATAAAAATTTCTCTCAAGAAAATTGTGAACTCTGCCGAGGCTCTTATTAAGCTCGGAAATGAAAAGATAGTTTGCAAAAACTCAGGCAAGATTACTTATGCTATCTCAAAGAACATTGCTCAAACCGATCCGCATGTGATTGCCTTCCAGAAAAGCCAACAAAACTTGATGGAGAAATACCGTGTTTTGACAAAGGTTCCGTTTATTGATGCGAATAAGCAATTAACCTTTGAAGAAAAATGGATCATCCCTCCGAAAGATCAAAAAGCATACGAAGCTGAGATTGAAGAAATTTTGGCCGAGGAAATAGAACTTGAAATTCGTCCAGTTGTATTTCCTGAACCGACAGAAGAAAGTTCATTGCCGTTAAGTTCTGTTGACTTGTATCTGCTGGATTGGATGGTTTCGATTGAAGGTTATGAATAATCGCAAACGAGTACTGCTTTTGTGCTTGTTTGTAGATTTGTTTCTGATTTTACTTGTCTTGGTTATTTATGCTGTTGTTGTGTTTGGGATTGACAACCCCATCATTATGTTCGATCAAGGATATTTCTGATGGCGAATTTAGTTGGACCCGATGTTAGTTTCTATCAGGATGATGACGAAACTCCGAGACAGATTGATTTCTTGAAAATGTCTCAGGAGGCTGGTTATGTCATCATCCGTGCTGGTCAGCGAAATTGGGTTGATCCTGACTTCGCCTATAACTGGCAACAGGCCAAGTTGTATAAATTGCCGCGCGGGTCATATTGGTTTTATGACAGTCGTTATGAACCAGTTGCACAGGCTGAACTTTGGGCGGAAGCTTTTCAGGGTGACTTTGGAGAACTTCCGTTATTTGCAGACTTTGAGAAGGAAACATGGACGCCGGGTCCGTATGCTGGATGGAAGAATTACAAGATATTCTTGGAACGGATCAAGAAGCTTGCCATTACGAAAGAGATTGCAATTTACACGGCGTATTATCATTGGAAAGATGATGTTAATGTGCCTGTGGCAGAGCAACCGTATTTCTCTCAGTTCCCTCTATGGATTGCCAATTATGGTGCTACCTCGCCGTTGATCCCTGCTCCATGGAGTGATGGAGAGTGGCTTTTCTGGCAGTACACTGAATCTGGTGATGGGAAGAAGTATGGGGCGGAAAGTAATAATATTGACCTGAACTATTTTCACGGTGACTTGATTTCGTTTCGTGAACGCTTTGGGCTGGATGCGCCTGACGTGCGCCCGTTGGATGTCGAGAGCCATACCACCCCGTTTGAAGGTGTTCAATTGCATCGTGTGTTTAGACATGGATCGTGGTGCAGTGTGGCCGTGATCGAGCCTGAGGGTAAAAGATTTCTTGTCACTCCGTTCAAGATGCGTACAACCTCACAGGCGGCCAAAGATTTGAAGGCACAGCTTGTCATGAATGGCGGAGCGCATAATTCAGCGCGTGCCATTGGTTTGCATGTGACTGAGGCTCGTCAATTGCAGGGTCAGGATGAGTTTGAACCGTTTTGTAATTTTGGGTCGTATCAGATGCCAACCATTGAATATTATGATTCAAGGATCATGAAATACAACTCACTTGCTGGCAAGCGAATGATCGTTGAGAATGGTTTGATAAGCCCAAACACATCAGCCGCGTGGTATGAACTCCATCCAAGAACATTGATTGGTGTGGATGGTTCTGGCCGGTCTGTCTGGTGCACAATAGACGGTAGACAAAATCCGTACAGCAAGGGTGCAACCCTCTTTGAAGCGGCAATGGTCATGGTTGAATTTGGGTGTGTACGTGCCATTGATCTTGATGGTGGTGGAAGTACCGCACTTTGTTTACAACGCGATGGATCTTATAATGTTGTGAACTATCCCATAGATACGGGTATCCCGGGCAAAGAGCGAATAGTTGGTAATCATATTGCAATGTTTGTTGGTGGAATCACTGATCCGCCACAAGGAGAAAGCATGAGATACAAAGTTTTAATAGCTGTAAAACCAAGACCGACTCCGGCCATTGCCGGTGGATCAAAGCCAAACCTGCCTGTTGGATATGAGTTTGACAGTACAGTAATGGTAAATGGCACCCCTGCTGGCACAACGTTTGTGCAATTGCCAGATGGTGATTATGTGCCGTTGATCTATCTTGGCAAGGAATATGTCAAGGAGATTCCTGTGACCGTTCCATCACCTGTTGTTTATCCTCCGTTTGTTTTCCTGCAATTGCCGGATGCAAATGGCATATTGCAACCCGGCAAGTTCTATGATGTCAGGATATGAACAGTAGAATTTTCCTGAACTTTGATGAGAAGTTATATGAGTACGGTGAACGCGCTCAGAATTTTACCTATCCCCGCAGGGCGCAATTGCTTACCCATCCAGAGATGACAGCCGGTCCAAAGCGTCAGAATCTCTTGGATTTCACTAATGTCGCAATATACAATCCTGTTACTGGCAGGATGGTCTTGGGAGATCCGGATGTACGGCAGTATCATGTTGTTACCGGCCAGACTGACGTTTCGCTATATCCAGAGATCGAGGAATGGTATTTTAGTCTGTACGAGGAAACTGCTCCGGTCGGCCAGTCCTTGACAGATACAAAGAAATACTATGCCGATGCTACAATGGGATCAAAAGCTTGTTTCAACAAGCATTCATGGGATGATGGATGGCGCTCGGTGATCCTGCAAGAGAACATGCAAAATGAAAGTCTGCGTGCACAACCAACTATTTTCCGAGGATGGACGATTGAAGTTTTGCGTGCTCCGTTTTTGGTCGGTAACGTGGAAAAGCAATGGCGGGTTGCGTTCAGAGTGTTGAACATAAACAGGCCGCAAGATTTTCTGAATATGCGGTATTCTGATCCACGTAATCGCATCTACATGGGGCCGATGATAAATTGGCGGGTTGAATCTCGCACCGTCCGAGGAGCGAAGCCTAGTAACCCGATAGGCCGTGGAGAACCGTTTCCGGGCAATGCTCCGCATATTCTTATTTCGAATAAAGACGAGGCTCAGATTGAATTATCAGAAATTCGTTGGCTGTCAGATGACAGTATCCCAAATCCGTATTGGAGTGAAACATAATGGCATTATCCACATCAGACAAAGTTTTCAATGGCGAGATTCTCGCGTCCGCGCGCGAGAAACTAAAAGGTATTAAGGAGGCAAAACGCATTTCCAAGAAAGACAGAGTCTTTGCAGAGGTATTGGATTTAATTGTAATGTTCATGCAGGAGGATCATCCAAAGACAAAGCAAATGTATTCCACCTATCGCCCGATGGTTATAGTTGGAATGATTGCCATAACTGCAATTGTTACAGGATTGGCAACTGGTAAAATTAGTATAAGTTTTTCCCCGTAAATCACAGTTGTATCTGTGGTCAAATTAAAAGGAGCATAAAAAATGATTGAGTTGATTGAATTGTTTTCGAATTTGTGGGTTGCCATCAGTGGCGCGACCCCGGAAGCCATTGTAAAGGCTTTGTTCGTTCTGGTTGCCATCTTTGTCCTGCGTTTGGTCAAAGTGCTTCCAGATTCAAAATGGGCACGTGCGACGAATGTGGTCATGTCGGTTCTGCTTAGTGGTATCACCAATTCAACTGCCACGCCGCAGGAAGTCGCGGTGTTGACCCTGACCATGGCGTTCTCGTCAGGTTTATGGGATTTGATCGCGGTGATCTATGCGGCCAAGTCCGGCAAGCCTAAACCATTTTCGACCTAAGTTAAACAAATCAGGACACGTCGCAAGCGTGTCCTGATTTAGTTCATGCCAATGTAGGTACGTACTCATCTCTTTTCGGTATCTAGTGGCGAGAAGATTATAAACGAATTTAGTCCGGACTAAATAAATTGGTCCGGACATTTTCGTTAAAAACCTCTTGGAGAAAAGTTCAAGTAACTTCCCTGAACATTAGAATAACATTAGAAATATTTTGGCTGTTTTGGCTTGGATTGTTCGAACTCTCGAAACACCGGAAAACATGCTCTAAATCGCGTCAGGAACGCCGTAGCTAAACGAATCAATAAAAACCATACAATCTATCATCCTTTAGATTTTGACGCGTCTTTAATGTAATTCTCATAATTAGTAAATTGGTCTTTCTAAACCCTTGACTTAATTTGGATTTATAAGTAAGTCCCTTGATATTGATTATAGCATTGAAGACAGATTCTCATAAAACTATTGACTTTAAATTTGACCTATATTAGAGATAACATTATAATTATTTAATAATTATTAAATGCCCGCGACGTGGATGTCCGGGCAAATGACCCTAGTACTTGGAGGTACTAAGATGAAAAAGATTATAACAAAGATTGTAAAGAATTGTGCTACATGTGGTAATAAATTTTACGTATTCGACAACGCGACAGGTAAATTACAAAAATATTGTAGTATTGAATGTCGTAATGAAATGGCTGGTCGTCGTAATAAGAAGGGTAATTTAGTTGAAAGGAAATGCGCTAATTGTGAGGAATCATTTATTCCAAAAGTTTCGAATCAAAGATTTTGTTCAACTGATTGTAGGATCATAGATGAAAAGAAGGGTTATTTTATTATTTATGAACGTGACCAATTTAGATGTATTTATTGTGGCAGAAGTCCAATTATAGATAATGTCTCATTGCATGTTGACCACATAATTTCTGTAGTTGATGGTGGGAAGGATATTTCATTCAATTTAGTTACTGCTTGTAGCCAATGCAATTTATTAAAGTCTGACATTAAACTGAAACCAGAATCTATTGTACTAATTCAAAATGAAGTTAAAAGAAGAAATTTGATTTCAGGAATTAATGATTTACAAACCATAAAACTTTTTATGGGAGCAGAAAGAAGATTAGTCAAATCTCTTGACAGGAAAATCCTGACCGGATAGACTTAGAAAAAATATCCTAAACACATAAGGAGATAAAATGAAAAGAAATATTTTTGGCAATCCGAAACTTGGTGCAATTCTGCACTACATTCACAAGTATTCCAATGAGCACAAATTCCCGCCCTGCATTCGCGAGATCCGTGCCGACTGCGATATAAGTTCAACTTCGGTTGTAAACTATTATCTGGATCATCTTGTCAAAGAAGGATACCTGACCAGAGAGAAGTTTATTTTCAGAGGGCTTGGGTTGACCCAAAAAGGATTTGCTTATGTGGGCGTCAAGATGATCGAGTGCCCTGTCTGTGGAAGCCACGTCGAGCAATCCGCTATTTCCGGGAAACATCCCACAAAAGCAGATAATCGCCGGTCTGTTAATCTTGTTGGTGTAACAGGTTTGACACTCGAATGAAATAAAATAAATAGGAGGTTGAAATGACTGATTTGTTTTATCAGGGGCATGTGTATGTGGACACTGGCGAGACTCCCTGTCCTCGCGAGGGGTGGGAGGATGGGTTAGTTGCCACCCAAACAGAAGATGGGACACCTGCTTGGTGGCAGGATGGGCATTTGTTTGTGCTTGATAAAGACCAGTCTGTGGACGTTCCAGTGTTTGCAAAATGGGCTGGTGTTATTAAACGCACTGTTGCTGGTTAAATATGAGTTCAGCACTGCTCGGCGAGCACGAAGAACAAGAGCGTGGCCCCGCTCGCTGGACGCCGAATGGGTAAGCAATTGCGCCCTGCGGGGATAGGTAAAATTCTGAGCGCGTTCACCGTACTCATATAACTTCTCATCAAAGTTCAGGAAAATTCTACTGTTCATATCCTGACAT